ATGAAGGGGGCGTTGGTATCAACGACCTTAGGCTGCTATCCCGCCGTCAGCGCCTTGGTGAAGACAGCGCATCCGATTCCGCTGCTGTCGTTGGATAAAACGAAGAGCAGTGCGGAGCTTCTGCGCTTTGCGGGAGAGCAGATGGTCATGCTGATGCTCAAGCTGGACGGCCTGACGGTAAAGCTGACCTATGAAAATGGCCTTTTGATGGAGGCCGCTACCCGCGGCGATGGAGATACGGGTGAGAACATTACCCACAATGTACTGGGGATCTCCGGCATCCCGGATAAGATCCCGTACAAGGAACGGCTGGTTGTTACCGGCGAGGCATTTATCCGTCCCAGCGATTTTGAGGCGTTAAAGGACACGCTGCGGGACGGAAATGGCGAACCTTATAAAAACGGGCGCAATCTGGCTGCCGGCTCTGTCCGACTGCTGGACTGCGGTGCCTGCAAGGATCGTCATGTGACCTTTATGGCTTTCAATGTGCTGGAGGGCTTTACAGAATACGCTTGGAAGTCGCAGCGGCTTCGGGCCATCGAACAGCTCGGCTTTCCCATCTGCAAATATCTGGCGAGCAAGCAGGCGTTGACGCAGTTCGATATGGACGCCGGTATCCGGCACCTGCGGAAATATGCGCAGGAAAACGACATACCTATCGATGGCATCGTGGTCACCTACAACGATGCAGCCTACGCAAAGTCCTGCGGACGGACCGGGCATCACTATAAGGACGGGTTGGCATTCAAGTTTGAGGACGACACCTATGAAACAGTCCTGCGCTCGATTGAATGGACGCCCAGCCGCACAGGGGAAATTGCTCCGGTAGCCATCTTTGACACGGTGGTGATCGACGGCTGCGCGGTATCCAGAGCGAGCCTCCACAACCTCTCTTTTATTGAGAATTTGGAGCTGGCGCCGGGCTGCCGCATCAAGGTGAGTAAGCGCAATCAGATCATTCCCCATGTGGAGGAGAATCTGGATCGAAACTGCTACTCCAGAGACAAAGTTGTTCCGGCCAGATGCCCGTGCTGCGGACAGCCCACTCGCATTCACATGACCAAAAACACCGTAAACGGGGTGGAAAAGGTCACGGCGGCGCTGTTCTGCGACAACGAGCATTGTGAAACGCGAAAGCTGCGCAAATTCGTCCACTTCGCAAGCCCGAAGGCGCTGAATATTATGGGACTATCTGAGTCGATCCTGGAAAAGTTCATCGGAAAGGGTTGGCTTCACTCCTATATGGACATCTTCGCTTTGGATAAGCACAGGGCGGAGATCGTTCAGATGGAGGGCTTTGGGGTGAGATCCTGGCAAAATCTTTGGGACGCCATCCAGCACAGCCGTATTACCACCTTTGAGCAGTATCTGACTGCAATGGATATTCCCATGGTAGGCAGTACAGCCAGTAAGGCCATCTGCCAAAGGTTCCGCGGAAATCTTTCGGAATTTGAAACGGCTGTATGCATGGGCTTTGATTTTACACAGCTCCCGGACTTCGGAGAGACACTGCACAGGAATATCTGTCAGTGGTTCCGCAGCGAGGAAAACTGGACGGTCTGGACGGAGCTTCGGCTGCTGGTGTGCATTAAGACTTATCAGCCGCCTGCGGTCAGCACCGATATGAGCAATCCCTTTGTCGGCAAGACCCTTGTGGTGACCGGCAAAGTGGAGCCGTACACCCGGGATGGGATCAACGAAAAAATTGAATCTCTGGGCGCTCATGCCGGCAGCTCGGTAAGCAGCAAGACAGATTATCTGATCTGCGGCGAGAACGCCGGGAGTAAGCTGGAAAAGGCACAGGCGCTTGGGGTCAAGATCCTGTCACCCGACGAGTTCTTCCGCATGGCTGGAGAAAGTGCATAAGGATATAGCGGGAGACTGGCATACAGTCTCCCGCTTCAACTATATGGAGATGGTAAGGTTGCTACAGAAAAAAGGCAACCTTGACGCGGGGAAATAATTCTTGTATCATATTTTCACTATAAAGTGATACAACGACTGATACTTTAGGAAGGGATACATATTTTACTATGTTTTTAGATACGATTTTTTTGATAACTTAAATTCTTGCTGTCATTGTAGTGACAATAGCTGGTGCGACGCTTTTATATTTGCTTGTTGATTTTATTCTTAACTGTTTAGCTGAGCGACAGGATGTAGAAGCATCCATCATTGGTATTGAAAAGGAAAAAGATTTCTATCACTACCCGATTTTTACCGGTTCGATTACTGCTTTTTCGCATTTCGAAGAAGAGAAAGCATATGTGGCGTTTAAAACTGATGCCGATAATGAACTGTGCTTTGCTGTTTCGTCAGAAGAGTGTAAGAATATGAAGAAGGGACAGAGAGGTGCCCTTTCTTATAAGCGAAATAGGATACTTGATTTTGCGACGAATAGCAATAAAGATAAGAGTTAACAAGACACAAATCGCCCTGTCAGGATTCATGCTGGCAGGGCGATAGCATTTGTTGAGATGTTATTTCAAGTTTGCCTGAGAAAGTGCTGAGACCAACCACATCCGTTGTAGCATTAATTTTGCTCAAACATTTGCAGCGAGTTCAGGATAGTTGACATGCCATCCTGCCCGCCAAACCATTGCTCCAGATCCGCCGTATTGATTAACGAAGCATCCTTGCATTCAGGCTCATGGTTGGCTTGAATCTGTAGTTCGACCGTATTTTTCTCTACGTGCCATGAATGCTCCGCCAGAATAGCGAGAATTTGCTCTTCTAGAAATTTCTTGTCTGGAACAGTTGGTATATGGAGTTCTGGAGCTTCTGTGCAGTTGATGTAGTGAAGGACTGCATTAGTAAGAAATTGTGCCTTGCTGCGGCCTTGCTGATTGAGCAGATCGACCACCGCTTTGTGCTGGGGATCACAAATGTTGAAGCGGACCGTAAACTTGCCGGGATCTTTTTTTTCGGCCATGGTATCACCGCACACCGTGCTGAAGCCGGTAAAGATATTCGTAACCTTTGGCATTGGCGTTGATGTCCTCCACGAAGGTGGCTTGTCTAATTTTACCAGAGACTTCAATCTGGCGGCGCAGCAGCTTTGCACCGCCACCAAGGAAAACCACCTTGCCAGACTTGAGTTCTATCATTCGCTCGCGCAGACCACTGAGTAAATCGTTAATAAATTCCTGTGATTCCTGCTCAATCAATGCGACAATTTTCGGAGTCGCGTCCTTATCCTCACCGCGCAGAATAGTGGAGTATTCTTTTGACGATATGGAGGAGATTGGCGAAGATAATGCGTTGAAGGAGGGAGATTCATGATGGGGGCCTATGCCCAAAGTGATTTCGATACTCTATACAGAGATAGTTATAATAACCTGCTGCGCTTGGCCTACCGGTCCACTAAGGATTATCATTAGTCCGAAGACTTGGTAGACGAAGCGTTTGTTATTTATCTGCAGAAATCCGAAATTGTACATATTAACAACCCGAGAGCCTACTTGGTAAAAATAATGTCAAACTTGATATGTAATTACTTGAGGTTAAAAATGCATGACAACGTACCGCTAAGTAACGCGCTGGAAAACGAACTTGGTGTGGATGGGCTGAAAAGAAGCTTGGCGGATGCACTTCCAAAGGAACTTCAGCTGTGGGAGCGCGAGATTCTGCTAATGAGATTTGAAGATCAATTGTCATATGCTGAGATCGCGGAGCGGCTACATATCAAAGAGGTGAGTTGCCGCTCAAGATTAGTAAGAGCCAAAGCGCACTTTGCTGAACTCCGGCAAAAAGAAAAAATATTATGATGAAGGCAACGTTTTGCCAAGGTATAGACACATTAGCAATAAGGAGGTGTCAAAATGTTGAAGATGTTCAGAGATCGTGAGAACGGTTTGTGTGGTGGAGCTTGCCGCGATAGCGCTCAAATTTCAAGGCATCTTGAGAAAGCAGATACTGAGACTTTAGTTGATGAGTTGATGGAACTGACCGAAAGGGCGGCCAATGGTGATGTAAATCTTGAGCAAATTGACGCATATTTAGATGCACTGGATGAGAAGGATCCTTTGCCGTTCAAGGCCGACAGCAAGGCAGCACTATCGGACTTTCACAATAGGCACGGACTGCTTATAAAAGAATCACGTGCAGCCCACCAAAGACATTTGAAGACTATGCAGAAAGCTTCGAGAATTGCCGCTGCTATTGCCGTTGTGTGTGTGATGAGTTCGCTGGTTGCCGAGGCATGCGGGATAGATTTACTGGGTACGATCGCGCGGTGGACAAGTGAAGTGTTCGTCTTCGAACAGAACGATATACCGTATGCTGAGGTGGAGCGTTATCCGATTGAAATCGGAGAAACAAAAGAATATGACACACTTCAAGATGCAGTGGAAGCGCTTGGGATTGCTGCTCCGTTGGTGCCATCTTGGGTGCCGGAACGATATATCCTTTTGTCAGTAAGTGTCGATCATCGAGCTGCTGGTGCTGCCATTTATGCAGACTATAAATCGGAAGATGGACGATTAAACTTTCGATTTAGCGAATCGGCACGGGCAAATCAGCAAATCATCGAAAAAGACGGGACAATGGAACAAATCGTTCTTGTTAAGAACATTCGGCATCATATTCTCGCAGATCAGACGGAGACCAAAATCTCGTGGATAAATGGAGATTTTGAGTGCAGAGCAAGCGGAGATATATCGGAGCAAGAAGCAAAGAAAATTATAAATTCTATTTATAAAGAGGACTAATATGAAACTGAAACGATTTTCCTTGATTTTTCTTGTGAGCATTTTGCTCGTTATGCAGTGCAATGTAATGGCATTAGAACGGTCAAGCAACTATTTAGATGCGTATGGCGTTTATTTAACACCACAGAGTGGCGGGAAAATTGTGATTACTGCTGATATTGATGCACTGAGACCGATGACGAAGATTGGAGTTACTGTTCTTCATTTATATGAGTCGAGTAATGGGGTGGATTTCCATTTGGTTAGAACTTATCGCTCTGACGATTATCCAGAGATGATGGGTACGGGAATGCATTTTTTTGAAGACATTATTACCTATAACGGTACACCTGGGTATAGATATTTTGTTGACGCATTTTGCTATGCTGGGGATAAAACTGGATATGACGAAAAAGCTTACTCAAGTGTTGTTAAGACGGCCGTTAGGTAACATCTGCTTTAGTGAGAAATAAGGGATTCCCGATGGCTTATGCAAAAACGCACAGGCAAGTCAAAACGACTGCCTGTGCGTTTTTCTAAACTGGATAGAGCTAAGCTTCTTGCCTATAGAGTAGAATGCTGCGGAGCTATCGCAGAAACTGATTTGAGGGGAATTGCATAAGGATAATAAACAACTTATGTTAATTTAAGATATCACGTTGTCTATTCAATTCAAATATGACATGGAGTTTCAATTGTTTCCCAAAAGAGTGGCCGTAAATTCCCCGTTTAAAAGGCTCTGCTCAATCGTGTTGTAAATATTCCAAAGGTCAAGATTATAGTTTTCAACAGTTTGGTATTGGAGTTTAACATTCATCGGCAGATGGCATATGCATCGGCTACCGTCTTTGGCAGTAGCAAGCGTAACGCATTGTCCATAGCTTGCCTCGGGACCTTTTTCTTCAGCAAGTAACCAGTAGATTTGAGCAATAATTGAATCTTGACTATAAGTTGTATCCTCGGCAGGGTAAAGATAAATGCAGGTGATAGGGTTAAGCTGACCGCTAATGAAGCCTTCGTAACTCTCACCTTCAGCAATTGCCATAATATCTTGTAGTGCTGCGGGGTAAGAAATACTGATACCGAGTGTTGTGCTCTCATAGGTTGAATAATCGATCTCTGCATGGGAGCTTTGCGAATGCTCTGAGGCGTCTGCGTCATTCACGAACTCGTCAGATCCTTTAGAAGCTGATGGCTTAAGAGTGTTTTCCTTATCAGGAGAATCGCTACCCACAGTGCCATCGGTAGTGTTTCCCTTCTGATAGAAAAAAGCAAGGCTGGTTAGGATGATAACGACACACAGACACAGGAATGATGCTGAAATTTTCAATTTCTTCATGTGTTTCCCCTATTAATAGGCTCGTACGGTATATACATAGACTACAGGAGTAGACGATGCTGTCTTTTGAGCAGTGACAGTTATTGTATAAAGTCCTGCGCTAGTAAGATTTACGCTTTTTCCGACAGATCGACCAGAAGAATTTGCGGTGAAAGTCTGGCCGGTGGGGGACTGTACAGTTACATTTAAGCTATTACAAGTGATATCTGTAGTTCCACCAAGTGTCAACGATCTTCCCACGGGAACAGGGCGAATAAGTGTGGCTGTAATTTTTACATCAGGAGCATTACGGACCTTTATTTGCTGGGGAATAAAATAATAAATGAGTCCTGAATTCCAAAAGTCGGAAATGGCAATTGCTTTTCGATCAGCTGTATGGGAGCAAATAAGAATTTGACTTCTGGCAGGCCCATTTACATCAGTAACAATCAGAGCGTGTGCGCCATTATCGACATGTAGCAGGGCACCTTTCAGATTCTGATAAACGGATGCGAACGAATTGCTACCGCTTACCGTTCCGCTTTCTACAATCATATCGGGATCACCGGTAGCTTCCTCATTTGCAATATACTTTCTGAAGCCAATGGTGCCATTTCTTCCGTTACAGCAGGACCAAGATGCCGAGTTTACCTGATGATTACGAGTTGCACCTTTCCATTTATAGCTTCCTGCATTATCCATAATGGGAGAGTATTCCCTAGTAGATGCGTTATAGATCTGATTAACAGCGTTACTACCGTTGAAACCCGCCCAAATGCACTGAGAGGCAAAATTTTGACAATCGGTATCATCCTGTCCCCAATCATAGAAATTCTGGTTGTAATAGCTTCGTCCAGCCTTTTTAGCGTCATCATCGAAATCGCTCCAATTGCTTTTCCCGAACATTTGCGAGACATAGGTGTAAGCATATGCGGTTGCATTAGTGGCATTATAATTATACCACGTCGTACTTCCTGCAAGAGTGGCATTGGAATTGTCAGACAGATTGTAGTCGTCCATAATTGCCTCAATTGCACTGGTATCATTTAGTGAATGAGCGTCTCGCAGGGCAATAATCTCATCAGCTTTTTCAGCAGTGAATTCCGAGCCTTTATATATAGCGTCGAAATCATCATTTGTACTGGTGACATCGCTCACATACCACGAGCCATTACATTTGATAAGATCCACATCGTAATAGTTTACAAGTTCGCTAAGAGTGTCCGGAAAGCTGGAATAGTGAAAGGAAATGTGTTCAATGATAGACAATGTTGCAACGTTATCCTCAATTGAGGCAGATGTAACGGTGTATTCCAGTGCAAAATCGTTACGCTGAATATCTTGGCGTTGTCTCATTTCCCTGAAGTACTTGGACTTCTCTTGTACAAATGTTATATTGTCCATGCTGGACAGAATTTTTTGTGTGTTAACATCGGCAGACATATCCGAGAGCAGGGAATTTCCAGATGGGTCGACTAATTCCTGAATAGTATGTTCTGCCAAATTATTAGACTCATAGAGCCACATGTTTTTAGCTGCTGCAGATAGATAGGACTCGGCAATGCTTGCTGCTTTTTCTTCATCTTCGCTTTTTTCATCAGCATATGTGCTGACGCAGGTGAACGAAAGGGCACAAATTACGGATAAAAGCATTGCTAAAATTCTCTTCATATTAAAGACCTCCTGAATAAAATGTTTTTGAGTTCCCAGTTGAAATCTGTGCTGAGCTATTAACGTAGAAGAATGTCAAAATTTTAGCCAAACATTATGTGATCTTGAAGCGTGAAGTAAGCGTCCGACCCCCATTTGAGTTCCTGCCATTGTATATAAGTTACATTTTATCAACTCCGTTCTTTGTACCTACTGAGAAAAATGATTCACGTGTTATTGGCGTCTTTGCCGATTTAAGTAAGGATAGCTCTTAATTTGACTTTATTGCTGTACTTTCATAATAGACGAGAGATTGTTGAGAGTAAACCACATGCGGTTTACATTTAGGCAATCTATGGTTTCCCAAGAGCCTCTGACCTGTAAATGGGGTGTTCATTATGCGCTATTTGTAATTGACTGCCGTTTATAGGAGGACCTTTTAGTTGAAAGGTGTAGACATCCATGGGGGGAGGAGAAAACTGTCAAACCTGAACACATATAGAAGGCCAACATCTTAAAGAAAACTGCTGTTCACCGAGATGGCGGTATTTTATTTTGTAGGTGAGTAGCTTCCTTACGTGACTCTCGCAGACAGCGGTTTTCAGTTAATGCTTCATCCTACGTACAAACGTTTGGCATGGGGGAGCGTATCAATAAAAGAGGGGCGTCACCGTCCCTCTTTTATTTTTATCGCGTGCTAAATTACCCTTTGTTCCTTTCCTGAAATCAGGCGATCTTCTGTTCGCCCCAGTGGATACGCAGATGTCCTTCGTCATCCGTTTCACGGGTCATCAACGTGGAGAGCAGGTCATAATCCACGCCGAATTTGGCATAGATCTCGTCCATATCCGCGTCCTGCCCCTTCATAAACATGGTGAGTTTTTCCTTTGCCAGCACCATCTGCATGAGGTTGGATTCCAGACTTCCAATGTAGATGGGGAAATACAGATCCTTTTTTTCTGTGGAGGTGTAGCGGACAAAGCGCATATAAAACTGGCTCATGCCGGCGTTGTTGTAGTGCATCTCCGGAATGATGATCTTGTTGACGAACTCGAAGTTGACGCTGGATGGAAGACTCTGCTGCGTGCAGAGCAGGATGCCGTTCTGACTGTCCCGCAATACATCCCGCAGAGCGCGCCGCTTGGCGAAGGTGACGGTGGAGCCCGTCACCACAAAGAGAGGCCGCTCCGGAAGGTATTCACGGATGGCGGCGGCGTAACGGTCCAACACCGTTGTATGCCGCACGCCAATGGCTACAACTTCTTCCGGCCACCGGGCAAGGGCTTCCACAACGGCCATCTCCTTGAGCGGCGTCTCGCCCTCGTATTCCTTCATGCAGTCCGGGGCGGCGCTGATGCGCAGAAGCAGTGTGATCTGCTGAATGAGCCGCATCAGAGCGTCCTTTCTGCTGTTTCCGGTCGAGCTGTAATACTCGCGCTGGATGCGGTAAAACTCCTTCAGCACGATATTGTAGACCTCCCGCTCCTCCGGGAGAAACGGAATCGGCATCTGATGGATACGGCGGATGTCCTTTCCCGTGACCTCTTCAAAGGTGCGGGTAATGACCGTCTTTCCCAGCAGCCGATCCAATTCGTCGGCGTTGTAGATGTCCTGATTTCGCTGTCCCACGCCAAAGACGGTGATTTTCTCCGGCAGATGGGAGTTTGCGAACAGGCGGTAGCCCTTTTTATAAGCGGGGATCGGCATTCCGTAATAGGGATTTTCCTTGTGCTCCATATCCGCAGACCGTTTATCATAGCTGTAAAGCGTCCGGCACCACGAGATCATGTTGATGGAATTGTTGTAGAGCAGCTCCAGCTGCGGAGCAAACTCGGAGATGTTGTTCCGCGTGCTGGTGCCGGTGGTCAGGAGCTTATACTTGCAGCGGCGAAAGCAGGACAGCACGGAAAGCGTCTGCTTGGAGCTGGGGTTGGAGATGTTGTCACTCTCATCAAAAATAAACTGGATCTTATAGCCAAGCTGCTTGATATAGCGCCCGATCTGCTTTTTGTACTGGCTGACCTTGTTCAGCGTTAGAATCACAAAATCGCCCGGTCGGATGCGCTGCAGATCAGCCAGCCGCTCCACAAATACATAGGAAAAGCCTGTGCCCTTCAAAATCACATCCCAGTTGTTGCGGATGGAGATGGCGCTGGAAATGACCCAGATGCTGTGTACCAGTCCTGCGTCCCAACGATATTTCCCTGTGAAGATGGCGGCGGGGGTTTTGCCGCTGCCCTGCTCCCATTGCAGGAAGGCATATCGCTTTTGGAGCGTCAGGTTGACATCGTGGCTCTGGAGCGGATTCAGGTGGATGTAAGCATGATTCTGGGCGTCCCAATATTGAAAGCGGCCGATCCAGTCAGCAAGCTGCGCGTTTTCGGTCATCTCGGAAAAGGGCTGCTCCTGATTGTCATACTCCCGGCGTTTCCGGCGCAGCAGCCGCTCATAGCCTGGAAACCGTTCCGGCTCATCGCTCAGCACCGCCTGATAGATCGGCACCGGCGCACGCATCTCGTCCGTCAGGAGTTTTGCCATCTTCCGGCTGTATGCCTTGTAGACAAAGCTGTATTTCTGCTTGACCAGACGAATTTCGTCCCGCTCCGGCTTGGCGTTTTGGCGGCATAGCGCCTGCTTCAGATACGCCAGAACCTTTGCTTCGGTAAGCTGCACGCGCTGCCACTCCTCATAGGGCATATCCGCCGGCTGCCTCTGGGTATAAAAGCGGTGAACATAGGCAAAGCAGGCGTCGTATTTTTCCCGCGTGGCCGGATGGCTTCGGATCTGATACAGATACTTCTTCACCTGATAGAGAAAAGTGCTCTTGGTGGTTTTGAGCTGTGCCAGTTCCAGAAAGACTTTGTTCCGATTGCCTGCCAGATCCGCCTTTGCGACCATGACAAACTTCTCGTAAAGCGCGGTCGCTGCCATGACCGGATGCCCGGAGGGAATATAGATGTCCGCGCAGTCCGTCGAGTACCGTTTGGGTGCCCAGTCCGCCGCGGTGCTTTTCTTCTGCCAGAATTGCAGCTTGGTCGGAAAGCCGTCCACGCCACTGTCTGAAAAGGCGTGCTCCGGCAGCATCACCTGCCCTAAGAAGCTGAATCGGCTCTCCATCATGCGGATGGCGCCTTTATCGGAGAAGCTATCAGCAAGAAAGGACGCCGGCACAATGACTGCCAGAATACCGAGGGGCTTGAGCAGCTTTGCCGCCTTCAGGCAGTAATACTGATGGGAAGTCATAACGGTGGCGTCCGGCATGATCCAGCGCAGGTGAAAGGGCGGATTGCCCAGAACAAAATCAAAATGCGTTTGGGGCTCATAGTCCCGAATGTCACCCTGTACGATGTGTGCCTGCGGGTAGAGCTTTCGGGCAACGGCGCAGGCATTGGGATCGACCTCGCAGCCGTAGGCGTTGCGTTCATTTGGCAGGAAATTGAAGAAATTTCCCATGCCGCAGGTGAGATCCGCTGCCAGATCTGTGTCGGAGAGGCGCAGCGCCGAAACGATCATTTCGCAGAGGGGCGGCGGCGTGAAAAACTGGCCGTTTTCCAGCTCCTTTTTCGCCGCGCTGAATGCGTTGTAGTTTTCATAGTCGCTGCGCCGCAGCCCATGCAGGCCGCCATCTCCGGTATAGCGATTGAAAATATCCTCGTCGGTCACACCGGCCTGCTCACAGGCTTCGCTTTGCAGCAGCCGGATGATCTGTTCATTCAGCTCTCTGCGCTCCTGCTCCGTCCGCCTTTTCGGGTAATATTCGTATTTCATGTTCAAAATCACATCCTTTTTGTAAATGGGGGGGAGGACGCCGAAAACCGGCATCCTCCCCTTGAAATGTATAGAAAGCAGGTCAATACAGCGTATGAAACGCCGCAATGATCCGCAGCCGTACCTCCGGGGTGCGGTCTGCGCTGGTAACATAGTGCCAGCCTTTCTCTGTGGTGTAAGCGTCGATTTCCTCGACGCGGCCGCTGTCCAGACGGAGCCGCATGAAAATATGGGGCCCATTCGTCTGTTCAGCCAGTTTGATCGCCATTGCTGAAATGTTCCTCCTCTGTCAGTAGTGTAAGCTGTTCCTCCTTGGGTGGAGCCGGAGAGCGCCGCTTATTCAGTCGCCGCTCCTTCTGCTCCCTGCGCCGCTGCCGGGACTCCCGCTTTTTGGCGGCCTGCTCCTTTTTGAGATCGACTGCATGGACGACCTCCAAGCCGTCCGCCACATCCCGAAGGTCTTGCAGCAGATCTCTCTGTTCACTTTTGGCAATGCGGATATTCTCCACATCATAGTGAAATTCAAAGTAATCATACTCCCCGTACTGGCGGTGCATTTTGCTGAAAAATGTCTGTCGCCGATCCTCTGGTGTCAGGTGCGGGGAGTCGATCACAGAACTGCTCCAAAGCGGGTTGAAGTGCGCCTTTTTCATTTCCAGCCAGATCTCCGCGTCCGTTCGGGCCACAGGATGATGAAACACACGCTCGCCCTTTGTCACCTGTACTTTCTTTTCCTCCAGAAAGCCAATGCGGGTGATCCATGTGCGGCGTACATCATAAAAGATATTGGCGCGGCTCAGGTCCCGCTTCTGCTTGCGAATGACGCAGACAGGATTCTGGCAGCGGCAGCGAATACACTGCTCCACATCGTATTGGACTTCGACATGGCCGCCATCATAGCCATTACCGCCAACCACGCAGGCGCAATAGGCTCCGCCGGTAATCTCCATGTACTGCCGGTGCTGTCTCTCACTTCTCTCCGATTCCACCCTCTCGGCGCTTTGCTCGTAGGAATATCGCTTACCGGTGGTGTGGCAGGGGCAGAGAGGGACAGGGAAGCCGCTGATGCTGTGTGGACAGTCCTTGCGTTCATAGGGGCAGCGCAGCAGTGGGTTGTCATTTTCCGGGCAGTAATCGATACCTTGAAAAGAAGCATCGCAGCAGGCAAGGCCCCGGCCGAGATCACTTTTGCCATCAACCAAAAGGCCGCATGGCGTTTCCCATGTAAACTTCAATAGAGCCTCAAAGAGATAGCCGAAATTCTGCCAGTCACTCCAGTACACGAAGGAGGGGTGATTCTCCCGCGTGTAGCCTGCGGCGTAGAGATCCCGGGTCAGTTGATTCTGTTCCATGCTCATATCCCAGGACAGGGAATCAGCCCAAAGTGGTTTTCCATCACATAGCGCAGATTTTCCACCGTGACCTGATACTCTTCTGAGATACAGCCCTCGCATACGATCTGCCGATAGCCCAGCGCACGGCTGCATCGCTTATCCCATGAGTTGACATCACCGCCGCAGACAGGGCAGGCGATGTCCGGATACCATGCCAGTTTCCCGGCGTCTGAATAGGTGGGTTTCATATCATCCTCCCAAAAACGAAAAAGGACGCATAGACTTTTTACAAGTCTGTACGTCCTTCGCAATATGCTGCCATGCGGCAGCGATTCTTTTTTTTACGGGTCAGGTGACCCAAATGTTTGAAAGGAATGGCTTCCTTCCAAACGAAGCTGAGTTCTCAGAGCAAGGAGCCCCGCGCTACGGCACAATCCATGCTGGTGAGAACCTGTTCCACCGTCAGATATTGCACACCGCGCTTCCGGTCTTTCCGAGCCGCCAGCAATTTGGCGGAAAGGGCCTGTCCGGGAGGCAGAGAGCGTAGTTCCTGTGCGGGCAGGATCGCATTTTCTTCTTTCACCATGCTACCATATCCTCGATCCACTTTTTGAAGTGCGGACATTGCGCCATGATCGCACCGAGCCCCATCGCCTCAGAAAGCTGTGTCCCGTTCTTTACCTTCGCATAGCCGGGAATCAATGCCTCCAATCTCTTCGAAGGGGCAGTCTCCGGCGAATTATTGATATGCTCCGGCGTCTCAAAATCGTTTCGGATCCGCTGAATTTCACCAACAATCCCATCATTGGCAATCAAATGGAATGTATTCGGCTCAGAGAACAGGATGCCTTCAAATTCATGAAGCATGAAATGGAATCTGCAGTTGCGCTCACCGATATCTTCATTGATGATGGATTCAATTTTCCCAATTCGCTCAAAGATGTCTGGTGTGGCATCGGAGATACCGGGCGTGTCGCTGGGCATCGCATAATAGTCAAACATGGTCGTTACATACTCATGCGGATGACTCTTACAGAGGATCATGAGCTCGTTTTTGACTTTTGCATAACGGCTTACACCGCCACGATACTTTCTGTTGGCATCCCGTCTCGTCTCGCAAACGATGGGGCAGACATAAATGCCCATACCGAGAAAATAAGGGTACAGCACCGCATTGATGAACGACTCCTCTGTGGGACCTTCGCAATAAATGTAGATTGTTTTCATTTTGAGAGTCTACCTCCCAAAACATTTTTCTTCCAAAGGTCACCCAGCGTGTAGTCACCATCCAGCCACAGCTTGAGCTGCTCCGGATCTAACCGTCTGAACTCAGAACCGGTATCACTCCGGTCAACGACAATGACATCTTCCACATCGAACTCGTTCAGCAACTCTACAGATTGCGTGGATATAATGATCTGTTTTTCATTGGAAAGCTGCCGCACGATCTCAGAGAAAATCGTGATTGCATAGGGATGCAGGCCGAGCTCCGGCTCATCAACGATGATGGTAGCTGGCTGCAGTTCATGGGGCTGCAGCAAAAGTGTTGTCAGACAGATAAAGCGAAGAGTACCATCCGAAAGCTGAGAAGCATTGAAAATATCTTCGCAGCCGGTCTGACGCCACCGCAGAACGATCTGCTCTTCATTACCCTCTTGAGGCTCCAAAACGAAGTCATCAAAGTACGGCGCGACCAGACGGATCGTTTCCACAATTTCATCGTAGTTCTGCTTGAAAAAGTTTTTTAACCGGTAAAGGAATGCGGCAAGGTTTGCCGCATCGTACAGCAGCATTTTATTATTGGAAATGTTATGCTCCTGCTTGACTCTGGCACCCTTACCCGTGTCATGGAAATGATACACCCGCCAATTCTGCTTGCGCAGGGTTGGGACAACGTAATCGTCAATTCCGTTATGGGCGCCGCTTTCCCACTGGGATTCACTATGCCCGCGTCCAATGTTGCTTTCATTGTCCCAACCACCATGATAACCGAAGTATTCCTTTTGGAAGATCAACCGGTTATCATCGGTAGGCACCAGAACGAAGCCATAAGAGTTCTGCCCAAAAAACACCTCAAAGTCAATCTCCTCGGTCACTTTCCGGCCATTATATAAAAGAGAACTCAAGCCGCTCTGTCCCACAGACACCTGAAGATTTTTAGACAGAATATTCTGGAGAAAGGAAAAGGCCGAAATAAAGTTGCTCTTTCCCGCTCCGTTAGAACCAATGAGCACATTGATTTTCCCGAAAGAAATATCACAGTTTTTGATGGATTTGAAGCCGCGAATCGTCATGCGGCTCAACTGGTCTCCCTGTAATAGCATACTAAACCTCCCAAAACAAGAAACAATTTGCTTAATTATATCAATTTCTCGTGTTCCTGTCTACCATGAAAGAGCCACATAAGGTATACGGTACTTTTCTGCCTCACAGGCCGTATTTATCCCGCAGCATATGCAGCCCTTCCATGGCATCGGACACCATTCCCGTTTGAATGTCGGTTTCCGCTTCTGCAAGCTTTGTATAGACATCCTCCATAGTTGGCTTTCCTGCATAGGCTTCTGTCAGCTTGCTGAAGTCACGATTCGAGATAACATGTGGCATAGATATCGGCTCCTTTCACGAAGCTACTGTACCATAATTATCACGCATCCGCAAACCCTTTATTGGCGGTCAGGAGTAAAGAATTACGCCGAAGGCTCCAGCCGGCGGCGCATATCAAATTCCTGCCCATCCGCATAGCCCATGGCTGCGTATTGATGGTTCATACTGCTTTGGGGCGAGATCTTATAACTGCTCCGCTTCATTTTGGAAACGGCGTCCTCGACCGCCTGCGGCACGACCATGACCAATCCCCATTCCTGATGTTCTGCCCCCTGCTTTTGGAAAGCGGCAGACAGGCCGCGGCAGAAGCCCCAGCCATAGGAATTGCACGTCTCCCGAAGCGCCTTTGCAGGATATCCCTTTTGGGTACGGATCTGCCTGCATCGGCTCGCTACGCAATCATAGGCGTAGAGAAACGCCAGCTTGCAGAGCTTGAAGTCGTCCTCCATGCCGATAAACCCGATCTCCGAAACCTTGCTGCCGTGTACGGAGCTCCGATAGGGCCTGCAGCAGTAATGCGCGGCAATGAGCGTGGAGAGGTAAACCGTCCACGGCGAAGAGAGCTTCGTGCAGGTGACGCCCACACACTCCTGAATCACCTTCTTGTTCGCCTGCGGCTCAATATCCTCCGGCATGAGCTTATGCTCCGCCATCAGACGCCGGGCCTGCAGCAGCGCGGCTTTGGCTTCCTCCTCGTAGGGGCTTTCCGCCAACGCAAGGAGCTTGGCGATCTTTTCCGTAATCTTTGACATAAACAACCGCCTCTTATCCGGCCATGCGCCGGGCTCTGCGCTCGGCGTGTTTCTGCTTGAGCCGCGTATAGTCCCCTTCGTAACGCTGGCAGCCGACTTTGTTCAGGCGGCGCAGCGCGGCGGAGTGGAACTGAAAAACGGCAGCAGTCCTGCAGTTTACTCCGGTAAATACATCGGCATTGTAACGCTTGTAGTCCACGATGTAGCCCAGATCATTTTCCTCCATATAGTCCATGAAGGCGGTGCTGTCCACCTCCAGCATCCCGTCACAGAGAAATGCCTGATAACGAGGCAGCGGCTGACCAAGGTTCTGCGTCATGGTGATGCGCTCTCCGGCGTTGACCGGAAGAAGCTGCACCTTGATCGCCGGGGTATTCGGGTAGCATTCCACCTTAATGCGGTAGGTGTTGCCTTTATAGGTGCCGGATAAAATATCATTCATATCGGTTCACTTCCTTATCATCATTCTGACCGGGTGAAGAAGGCTTGTTGGCTTTTGCCTGCGCCTGCTCAAAGCCGCGCTTGACAGCAAGAACCATCGCCTCCTCTCCCACATCGGCGTTGCGAGACTTTTTCTCCCGCAGCTTTTGGCACTTCCTCACGGCAGCATCGTAATCATAGCCGATGCCGCATTGAAGCTTGTCCGTGATCTGGCGGAGCTTTTCTGCCTGATATTCATAGGTTGCCCGGTGAAATCCGCCGAGCTCCCACTCGTCGCACACCGTCTCTAACAGCTTTGCGTAGTCCCGCAGAGCGTTGACGATTTTTACGACATCGCCGTAACAGGTTTTCACCTCATGGGTGCCGCTGAGATCAAATACATGCAGCAGAACCTCACTGGAAAGGCCTCGCTCCAGATCAACGGATGCGGACAACCGCGGCTCATAGGTTGCAGCTGGCAGCTCCAGCGGCTGCTTGACAGTCTCATTCATTTTCTGCGCACCGCTTTTCGGCGCTGCCGGATAATCTGCCAGCGAAACGGGCACTCATGGGGAATGGTATGGGGGACGCTCTGCCAGTTGTCCAACACCAGTTCATGGGAGATCTCGCAGATGCTGTCACCCTCTCCGATATAGAGACATTCTGAGCAGGTGTCCGGATTGCAGTATTTCATGTTGGGTAAACGCTCCTTTCAAATCATTATGCGGATTTTTGACCGTACCGCATCAGCGGCACGCTTCTCCATTTTGCGCAGGCGGCCTGCACCGTTCCGGGAAGGCGCAGAATACGCCAGCGCATCATATCCGTCTGCCCACGGCGCACACGCTCAAGCGGATCTTTCGTTTCACAGATCGCGCAGCGCAGCCAAGTGTGATGTCGGTTGGCAGTCCGAAACTCTAACACATACATTTTTCGACCTCCTGTTCCTTGGATAAAGTGAAAAGGCACAGCACCACAACGGTGCTGTGCCTTTCCAAAATAGTGCTTACCATAGAAACAAAATGTTCTATGAAAAGCGGCGGTCTCTCGTCTGCAATCATTCAGCCTTTGCCCGATGCGGCAAGGCGCGTGATTTGCTCTGCGGAAGCTTCGATCACCTTTTGGTATTCCTGAATTTCCGCGTCACTGAAGCCGACAATATCCTCCCAGCGGCAGCCGGGAAGAAAACATGCTGCATGATGGAAACCGTCATGCTCGTCCGACTTTTCAACATAAATTTTTACTCGCCCACTATCAAGCAAATGAGAATATACGATCTCAGTATGGTCGTTCATGGTGAGAAATGGGTACATCATAAGCTCCGTGACCTCCTGTTCAGCGGTTGACCCTCTTGCTTAGAGTACCAATCATCCGGCAAAGATGCAACCATCATTCACCGTTTTTTACGCCGCCTGCTCCGCGACCGTCACCGGCACATTAGCCGCGACCGGCGAGGAGGGGGCCAGCAGGCAGTAATGGGAGTTCATCGTCTCAAAACGGATCTGCTGCGGCGTCACGCCATGAATGGCGATCACCGTAGAGGTGTGGAGATACCGTCCCTCCTCAAAGATGAGGGCGCGGCTGCCGACCTCCAGCGGATACATCAGGGTTCCGTGAACAATACGGATATTTTTCATGGGTCACAACTCCTTCTGTTTGTTTTCTTTCTGCGTAAAATAGGCGCGGTACAACGCTTTCAGCCGATGCCGCACCCGCTTGACGCTCATGCCTTCCCTTCGCGCGGTTTCCGTCAGACTGCAGCCGTGCAGACGGTGGCGGATCAAAAGAGCCTGCTCTTTATCCGCGAGGAGAAACAGGTCGTGCAGCAGCAATCTTGCCCGAAGTGCATCAAAGGCGTCGTCAGGCGGCGGATGCGCAGCCTGATAGGAAAACTCATGGCTTTGCCGCCGCTGCTCCTGACGCCGGAAGGTATTCAGGCTGCTGTTCATGGAGCGCCACGCGATCGTGGAGAAGCGGTATCTGTGCAGACTCTTTTCGGTAAAATAGCGTTGGACGGCGTGAAGATAGCCGATTGCCGCAATATCATAATACTCCCGGATCTCCAGCTTCTTTTCCAGAAGAAATCCATAGATCAAGGCGTGGTACTGAGCGGCAAAGCGGCGCTGCGCTTCAGTCAGAGGGACGGGAACAGGAGCCTCCGGCGGAGGCCCTGTTTCCCGTTTTTCTTCCTCAATGCGGGGGATCGTATCAGGCGGGAAGTTCTTCCCGTTCTCCATCAATGACCGCCCCTAACGCAAAGTGCGCGCCATTGTCAGGCAATTCCAGATGCGAGGCATCGCCGTCTCCGATAATATTGGAGGCTGCGGCGCCTGCCTGCGCTCTCTGCGCGTTGATGTCCTTGATCTGTGCCACAAAGCCATCCGCGTAAGCGCGGATATGCGCCAGGTCTTCCCCGGCGAAATCGGCAATCTTGGTAAAGGTGGCGACGCAGTATTCGTGGCTGCCGCTGACGGCCTTCTTCAGCCCGATCCGCACCACGCCGGTACAAACCTTGCGGCGGCGGGAGAGGAACGCTTCATTGACGAAGCGGGTATAGGGCGTCAGGCTGGTAGGCGGCAGCGCGATCTGAATGGGCATATACTCACCGCTGCGCAGCAGATAGAGCATTCTCATGTTCTTGCACGCCTTCCCCTTGTTGTTCCCATCGCTGCCGAACTGGTTGAGAACGCAGTCCGCGCAGGTGCCGCCGGGCTCACCGTAGCCGACCTTCCCATCGAAGGACTGGCACAGGGGCGGCTGGTCATCATCGTACTCGCTGCCCTCCGGCCAGTAGGCGTTGGAGTTGTGGCTGTAGAGAATGACACCCTCCAGATAGGGCGCATAGTCCGGCACATCCGGGTTTCCGGACGGGATCTCAAACTGCAGGTGCCCGCCGCCGGGGATCTTGATGCGGGTGAAGCTCAGGCGCAGGCCCTCCATATCGTCCGCAAGGTCTTCACTGGTGAAGGCGTCTCCGTCAAGAAGCTGCGGGATCTGGAACAGGGTCTTGGTCTCCATCATGGTGTTGGTCTGTTCGTACATAATCATATCCTCCTTAAAAATGATCCGACCGCTCAGGCGGCCAGCAGTTCCGTTCGGTTCATCTGCCGGAAGAGGGCGGGCGACATCGTCATAACGCTGTACCCGATCTCCTCCAGCTTCGTTGCCCGGTCATAGCTCTCCACGTCCTGACTGAAGCGGGTCACGGCATTGGCGAGCCCATAGAGGGAGAAATCGCCGCCGGTGATCAGATGCTCCAGAACGCCGTTGCTCTCGTCCTCCGTAATGCCAAAGCTGGAGGAAGCCAGCTTGACAATGGCAGGGAGCTGCTTGGTATCCAGCATGGCCTCCGTACTCTCCCGCATCCGGCTCACTACCTGGGCAAACCTTGCCTCAGAGATGGCGGCGCGGACGGTGTCCTTGATTTTCAGTACAAAGGCATGGTCGTCTGCCAGCAGTGTTTCACTGGAATAGATGGAAAAGTCCTCCTCGCTGGTCGCGGCGCGCCCCACATGATTGCGGCGGGTTTTGGCGTCGTTGATCACCATGCCATTGGAGCACACCAGACGGTAGATCAGCGGCTGGATGGTAACGGAGCCCAGCCCTGTCTCACTGTTGGAGATGATGACGCCGGCCTGTACCACATCGCCCGGGACAACATCCGCCTGCAAGCGGGGATTGACCACCTTGATATACATGAAATCGTCGGTGATCTGCGTGCTGACGAACCGTGCCTCCGGCAGCTCCCCAATGACGGGCAGCGTTACACTGGCAATGTCCAGATTGTCAATGCGGCGGTAGCGGTTGCTGAGAAACGCGCGGGCGCAGCCATCCATCGTGCGGAGCGTCCGAAGCTCATTTTTCTGGGAGAACCAGTAGTTGGCGTTATAGGCCAAAAGCTCCGGCGCATCCGTGCGCATCAGCTCATAATACTTCTGCGGAATGCCGAGATAGGTTCCAAGCTGGCGGTGCGCCGTCTGGCGAATATCCAGGGGCGCGATCTTATCCAGCCCATTCTCCGTGACACGGAGCTGCGGCGCATCTGAGGTGACCGAGAGGGACAGGCTTCCGGTATTCACCAGATAGTCCTGCTTGGCCTTGCTCTGACGCAGAAGCTCCTGCGCCATCTGCTGAATGGTAAGTCCGGTTTTCATTGTTGTTCCACATCCTTTCTCTGCCGCTCACCAGGAAACGAGGATACGCCAGTTTCCTTTGCAGCTGAACAGCAGTTCATACAGGTTTCGTTTGATTTGATCCATGGGAGCCTCCTTAAAAATCCCTCGTAGTATTACGCGCCGCTCAAGGGGGGTATCGTCCCCTTAAAATTTGAACTTTTTGTAAAGAACAGAAAAAGCGGCCCGCATATAGCAGACCGCTTGACAGTTTCAAGAAATTGCGTATAATATAGATCAGATTATCATAATATAGTTTATCATAAACAAGCCGTAAATGTTGGAGGTGGCACAGGTGAACTTTATTGGACGAAAAGAAGAATTGAATACGCTGGAAAAGGAATTCCGCCGGGATGGCAGCTTTGTTGTGATCTATGGCCGGCGCCGTATCGGAAAGACAACGCTGATCAAAGAATTCATCAAAGATAAGCAGGCATTTTATTTCCTTGCGACGGAGGAAGTGGAGTCCCAGAGCATGAAGCGTCTTGCCGGCGTGGTAGCCCGGGTCACTGGAAATTCCATGCTGCAGCGGGTCACCTTCACAGACTGGCTGGATCTGTTCCGGGAGATCGCCAACTACCGTCCGGAGGAAAAGAAGGTGCTGGTCATTGACGAGTTTCCGTATTTGGTCAAGACGAACGCGGCCTTTCCGTCCATCCTGCAAAATGCCTGGGACGAGATCCTGAAGGACAGCAATGTTATGCTGATCCTCTGCGGGTCGCTGATCAGCATGATGCAGAAGCATGCCCTCTCTCACGATAGTCCGCTTTATGGCCGGCGCAGCGCGCAGATCCGCTTGAAGCCGCTGCCGTTTACAGACCTCTATGCCGTGCAGGGGCAGCCGTTCTCCCATGCGGTGGAGCAGTATTCCGTAACGGGCGGCGTCCCGAAATATCTGGAGTTTTTTGAGCCCGGGGAAGACCTCTACCGTCAGATTCAGGAAGTTGTACTGTCCAAGAACGGATTTCTCTATGAGGAGCCGAACTTCCTACTGAAAGACGAGGTACAGTCCGCCAACAGCTATTTCTCCATCATTCGCGCTATTGCGGACGGCAATCACAAGCTGGGCAAAATTGCGGGCGCCCTGGGCATGGAAACATCCTCGCTGACGCCCTATCTCTCCACGCTGATCGATCTGGACTTTCTGAAAAAGGCAACGCCGGTCACGGAGAAGAATCCGGAGAAGTCTCGAAAGGGTCTCTACTTCATTTCAGATAATTTCATCCGCTTCTGGTTCCGCTATGTCTATCCCTACAAGGGGGAACTGGAACTGGACAATCAGCAGATCGTTCTGGACGAGTTGGAGAAGGACTTTATTCAGAAATTCGTTGCCTTCTCCTACGAGGACGTCTGCAAGGATATCTTTGCCTCCCTGTGCCGGAACAAGGCGGTGGACTTCGTGCCCTCCCGCATCGGCTCCTACTGGCTCAATGACATCAACGGCGATATGGAGATCGATGTGATGGCGGTAGATCACCAGAAGAAGCAGGTATTCGCCGGGGAGTGCAAGTACCACAACAAGCCGGTGGATGCGACGGTCTATTATGAGCTGGAGGAGAAGGTAAAAAAGTCTGCGGAACTGCGCACGGCTTTCCCCGGGTACAAGGTACTGTACGGTCTGTTTTCCAAGAGCGGGTTTACGCAGCGGATGCTCGACCAGGCCGAGGGGCGGGATGATATCCTCTTGGTGAATGAAGATCGCTTAGTGACATTGTAATAGCGCGGAAAAAAGTGCAGATGTCTTACATGAACATCTGCACTTCTTGGGCTTGGTTCAACGTGGATAGACGTTAGTCAGATTGTGCTCTGATTAACAAATGGTATATATTTTCCCACTCATCAGATATTGGCAACAAACTAATATGATCATAATAGTCAGAGGCAATAATGGCAAATGTATTGGGTTTAGCCGTTTTTCGAAGAATTTCTACTTGATTTTGGTTAGGGCTATCATCAAAAGCAGTTAGCATGAGCAGATTGATTGCGGAATCATCGTCAAAACCGTAGGGGAGAGTGCCGAAAAGGTAATAGTTCCACATTCCGTATCTGCCAGTTTCTTGAATTTCTCCGTAATAGTTATATCTACCATTAGCACTTGCGTTTGACTCAATCTGAGGATTAGCAAAATCAATGCTATCGTAAGTTGTATTGCCAATTTCTCGAGTATCATTTTCAAATGAATCAACCGGAATATCAATTTGGCTTGAGGTAGATGTAATAAAAAAAGCTACAACGTTCCCCTTGTCAACAACCGTTCGGAGAATTGCTTTATTGAGAATATAAAACTTGTTCGTGAGAGTATTGTTGTCAAATGTAATATATGGTGTTCCAAATAGATCTGTAATGTACTCATCAGATATGGATATGTAAATGTGCTTCAGCTTTTGATTATCTTCGGAAATCGCTGTTGAGCGATGGTAAGTATTTGTTGCAACATAAACAGCAAATGCAAGTAAACAGGCCAAAATAACTTCGCTGGTAAGTTTTAAGAGGACTCTTCCTGCAAAACTTTTCTGTGCACTGGCATATGCGGCGTTTAACTTGTTGTCAAGCGATTTCAGCAGTTTTAGATGGCCTTTCATAGCGTGACCTCCGCAAATTATATTGAGACGGCCATGGCGATATTTTCCTTTTTAATATATCATGTTTTAATAGAATGGACAACTATAATAAAGGCTTAAAGAGAAATGGACGAAGCTTACTGGGGCTCGTCTATTCCTCTTTAGAGTAAAAATAACCTTTCTCTTTTAAAACTATCTAAGTGAATTAAAATATGTGAAGTTTACATTGACGCAATCTCTGATTGCTACGGTCGGAATGGGAAATGCAATCAGAAATTTCCTGAAATGTAACGTTCGCGTGGTTTACATCTTCTGTTGCCTGTTGGACAATAAGAACATAAAAACTAATAAGGAGGATATGATGAAAAAGATTGTGACATTAGGCATCTTAATGATTTGCTTACTTGTGGCTGTAAGAATGACGACATTTGCTAACGCGGAGAGCATTGAAGAGGTATCTTTTGTAGATGCAGATGATGTAGTAGATGAAAAAAATGTGGAGAGGGGAGATAGTGGAATCATTGAGGATATGCTAAAAGAAGAGGAGGATATTCAGTATTATGCTTATTTAACATTAGATGACGCAGATCCAAGTCTTGCTCCGGTAATCATTGAGGCCAGAAATAGGATTATTTTTAGGCAATCTTGGGTTGCAGACGGATTAAAGGGCTATGTTCATGACAGAAATGGAAATGTAATTGAGGAGGTGCCGCAATTTTCTGACCTATTCCCGGAAGATTGGGATGTTCCAGTTTTACCAGTAGAAGTAGATCTGTCGTATTACGGAAAATAAATAAAAAGGAGATAGTTATGAGAAGAGTAATTAGTGCTGCTTTAGCGATGGTTATGGTTATGGCGATCAGTATCCCAGCATTTGCTATCGATAAAGAAAGAGAAGTTAGCCGACTGGCATATATGAATTTAGACCAGGCCAGTGAAGCAATGCAGGAAAAAATCCTTCAGGCGAGAGAAGAGATCATTTTTAGCAAGTCCTGGGTTGCAGATGGATTGCAGGGATTTGTATATGATAAAGATGGAAATGTGATTGAGGAAGTTCCTCAGTTTTCAGAAATTTTCCCTGCCGACTGGGATATGCCTACCTTTGATGTACAAGAAGATATCGAGGTAGAAAATAACGGCTATTTACAGGACGAAAACAGTGTGACACCATTAATAAATAGCGATGATGTTATGGTAACGGTTTTTTCTGATACGTTGAAATTGAGAGTTCCTTCGAACAGTGATACACCCGCATTTGACACCTTTGACACTACATATTGGTATAACTACTATCACTATAATATGACTTATGTTTATACAAGAGGATATGATAGAGACAGTAGTTCGTGGTATAAAAACTATTATAACGTAGGGTATTCAAATGCAAAGACCGGAGCGTCGTTAGGGTGGAAGACAAATATTGAGAGCTGGGACACGTTTGGGATTACCCCTCCAGCGAATACTAAGGTTGCAGTTCGTGCAAGCATGTATAGCGATAATCCTGAGGTGGAATCCGGTAATTGGGATATCGATGTGTTTGCATTTTGTGAGATTTTGAATTCATAAAGATGAGGGCGAAAAATTCTGACTAGATATACTAAGGAATGGAAACATAGATTTTAGATTAGTTGATAATGAAGGGAGCGTTTAAATGAAATTAAAGAATAAATTGGCGGGATTGCTCTCGCTTAGCCTCCTGTTAGGAGTACTTACTGTATCTTCATCGGCCATCGACAGAGAAAACGATGTTGAGTTTGTGCTAGAAATGGTTACCAGAACTCCGGGCAGTGAATATGCATGGAATACAGACGGAGGCAGGGAAACCAAGATAGTTTCTACCAAAGTGAGAGAGCGTGTTTGGGGATGGTCTACTTGCTATGATAAGTACGAAAAAGAAGCCAGACATTATACTCATTCTCGGTATGAACACTTCCTTTCGGGAGGTTCCTGTGATGAGTGGTCATCCGGGAGAGTGTGGGGAACTGGAAAGGTGTGGGCATATAGTCCGTATATTAGCGACGATGCAGCAAGTGAGTTACAGGCGAGAGTGTATTATGGACTGTAAGCTGTAAATAGTAAGATGAATTTATTTATAGGGCTAAAATGGATGTCTATTTTAGCCCTATAAACATACCGGAGGGAATATGTCGAAAAGGAAAAGAGTTGCTGTGACGACAGCGATTATTTGCGCGTTATTTGGGATAATATACTTAGCAGTATCTTTTTTGCCCTATAATAAAAATAGCAAATGGTCGTCCTTGTACTTTGAGGCTGATCTTGGTAAAATTTATGGACAATCATTAGATGAATTAAAGAGAGCTTATAAGGAACTGACATCGATTGACTATTACGAAATAAACAATCAGTTTTTGGAGATTTCATATCCGGAAATTGATAGCGAGTTTTTGTATGGGTTCGAATATGGGAATCCAGAAACACGGAATAATGGAAATGGCGAAATCTATCTAACAAAGTGCTTTCAGATCAGTAAGAATTGCATTGAAAAATTTGGGTTAGAAGTAAAAGACGGAAATACTTTTTCCGATGATGACATGAAGTATGTTAGTGGCAAGTATATTCCAGTGATTGTTGGATCGGACTATGCAGATACTTTAAAAGTAGGAGATTTATTAAAGGGGGTATACATTCAAGATGAATTTACCTATGAAGTTATAGGAGTTTTGAGTAAAGGAGCAAACATAAATCTTGGCGGACATGAAGTGAGCCTTGATAGGTACTTAGTGATGCCATCATTTGATATCGAAGAAGATCCGATAAATGCAGAAGATGATATGTTTCAGGTAAGGCATTACGCAAACAAATTATCAGGGAAGTTACATTATGATTCATTTATGCAGTTTTTGGAGTTCTACAAAAGGATATTTGATATTAACGGAACTTTTAAAACAGAGGGAAAAGTCGTTTTTTAGATTATGTAGATGATATATTTTACATTCAAATACAATGCTGATAATGTTATAGTAGCATAAGAAGGGCGGATAACTCTGAAAACTAAAACGATCAGAGTTATCCGTTCTTTTAATACCAGATTTTAAGAGTGAAGGTGAATGTGTGGTTTTTTTGATTAAATTATTAGGAATACTTTTAGGGTTTGCAGGTCCGTTTTTTACAATAGGGTTGAGCAAAACTCCGATTTGATCATGAGTCCATACAATAAACAGTGCCATTCGACTTGCTTGAAGCCTATATATTGTGACTCAACTTTGCGAAGCTCACGTTTTGCTCAACCCTAGTTTTTACAATAAAAGCAATTAAGGAAAGTTTACAGGAAAAAAGTAGGGAGCAAGTATACATTGTATTATCAAGTGTATGCGGTGGAGCAATAATGCTTATAGTTATGGGACTGCTTCCGAATACATAAACCGTTATATAGTTAATTTTAGTAATATGTTGAAACCGCCGGTTGATAATGAATCGGTGGAATTGTTCAATGGGCGCGATGCTTAGTGGCCTTTACCCAATAATCCAAAACGGCCCGCCGGCACCCGCTCGTCTGCTGGCCTCGTTCAGAATGATGGACAAGTCCCAGACTTTTTGACTGCGCCGGTAACTGGCGGGATCGGCCACGAGGATCTTTTCATCCTGGACGCCCCGCAGCACGATAAAATGTCCGGACTTCGTAAAATGCCCTTTGGTCATCAGAGCCACGACCAGCTTTCCGTCTGCCAGGGCATCCAGAATGCGCTGCGGTTCCGAAGCGGTACACCCTTCAACGGAAAGCCCCCACGCCTGTGCCGCGCCGGGGATCAGGGTATGGTAGGAGCCGCTTTTGCTGCACCAATAGCCATGCTCATAGGCCCACCGTGCCATTTGGACCGGGTCAACCGTCTCACTGGTCAGCGAGGAAACCACAATAGCCAAGGAAGTTGGCCCGCAGCCATACCCCCCAATATGGTCGGTGCCATAAGGCTGATTGGCATAGCGTTCGTCCAATTGGTTGAAATAAACGACATCTGTTGCGCCATCGGTAAAGCGCACATCGCCAAGAGCTGTAATGGTGTTGGTGGAGGGAGCGTATTGGAACAGGCCGTCGCCAAGAAACAGGCTGAGGTTTTCCGCATAATTCTCCGCCAGATCTTTCTGTTCGTCAGTCAGCGCGAAGATGGTGTCCGCAAAATAGGCTTCACCGTTATAGCGGATCGTGTAGATGTACCATGTCTCCGCCGTATCTTCCTCGCCGTCCTCCTCCGCAGGGACAGTACGCACCTCCATCGTTCGGCTGAAGCTGTAAAGATGCGTGAGGCCCGCACGCAGGATCTGCTCCATGTCGGTGAGGGAGATGGCGGCAAAGTCCAGATTTTTCGCCGCGCAGTATTGAGAAATAAACAGGTTGGCATTGCTGATGAGATCCCCCTCATAGGGATTGACTACTTCATAGTGATCTCCATCCGTTCCGGCAAAATCGTTGGCGATGCGCTCCTTCACATTCTCAATACCTTCTCCGAGGATCTGATTGATCGCAAAGGCAGCCTGATTCATATTTTCCGTAATGGCCGCGTTGTTGTTGAGGATCGGCTGCCCGGCTGCTCCGGACGCTCCGCTGTCCGTCAGGCTCCCGAAGGCAAGCCCCGGCAGGAGCAAAATAAAAAGCAGCGGCAGCGCCAGTAACACCAGCGCGGCCGCCACTGCTTTTCCAATGTGCGTTCGTGCGGACAATGCCGCGCCTATGGCAGCTCCGTAGGGCCCGCCTGCCGCGGCGCCCTTTGCCGCGGCGGAAATGGCCTTGCCGGTCCGGACTGCCTGCAGGGTATTGGATGCAACAGAAACTGCCTCATCCAGTCCGGTATGGTTGTGTTCGCTCATGGTCGTATCCTTTCCAGTCTAAAGGTGGCGCCTGCATCATTTGCGGCAGGCTTTTTTGCGTGGCAGATCGGAACCTTCAAAAATCCACACTTCTCAATCCGAACAGTCTGTGGTAGAATACCCCTCGTGTGCGATAGGAGGGGAAGAATATTGTTTTATACGCAGGAAGAATCCGCTGTTTTAGGCGGCTTTCTCAGCAGTTACCTGAATCGTGACTCTGCATCAGACCATGTCCGAGATGCGTTCGCACGGTTTCAAGTCGGATTGGAACGGGGCTGTTTGCAAAAATCGGAGCTGCAATGGGCCGAACAAACGCTGCTTGCCCTAAAGCCGCTCTGGTGGGAAGAGTGGGAAGATCACCGTGCCTTGATGAATGCGCTGCTCAAGACACAGGCGCTTCTGCGCGCCGATGAATGAGGTTTCCCGCAGACATGAAAAAAGCCCCTGCTGCACGCAGGAGCCAGCATATAAGAATGACCCTTGACTGCTTTCGCGTTCCGCAGTCAAGGGTCATTCTATGTAAGTCTTGGGCTCTACCATCACTGGTTACCTCCGATTTCTACAGATTTGAGGGTTACTGGTACATCGGACTCACCTTTCTTTCTGTGTTTATAAAATAGCAGATTTTCTATTGGTTTGCAATCCGCAAATTGTACGAAATAGTCATAATGCAAACTGTGCATCCATCTGATTTTAGATGGATTGCCGTTAATTTGATTGACGATGCAGGACACGGTACAGTATAATAACAGTGTTATGGGGTTTCAAACAGCCCTAGCCAGGCAGGAAGGCCTATGCAGCCGGCTGCCAATTTTGACTTTCCAATGCCAAAAGATATGCGTATGTTTTTGGTGCGGCGCTGCAAAGCGCCGCCATTTTTTTGCTGTTATCACGGTAAGTGAGCCAGTACACGAAGCAGTCAGCAAAATACTCCCGCTCGTTGGTAAGCGCATACGGACGGAGCAGGGCTGCTGCGGTTCCGGACTCCTCCTGATAAAAGCCTTCCGTCTGAGACGGGAAGCCCATCAGCTCATCGAGAAAGTGACCAAACTCGTGGACGGTGGCCCCCGCCAAGGATACAGTGATTTGGCGGCTTCCGTAATTGGTTGCTCCAATACAGCTCATATTCCGCTCTTCACTCAGCCTTGCGAGGTATTCATAGTCAATGGTGTACTGCCACCCTCTTTCCGCAAATGCCTGCCGGATCGGCTCTGGGATCTTTTGAAGTTCCAGCAGATAGCTGTTCAGATGGACGCCCTCTTTATTGTTCAGAGGGATCGTCTCCAGAATGGGCGGCGGCGCAACGGTAAATTCCCCGGTCAAAAGAGCATAGAGAAGATCCGCAGCCTCGCCCCGTGTGATGATGTCCGTCCCTGCACAGGTGTCTTCGCATAAGCCAAAGCTCACAGCAGTGTGGAAAGCATTGTCCTGCGAAGACAGGGTTTCCCCCTCCGGGTAGAGCTGAGAACTGTAAAGGGCAATGTCAAAGGCAGCAAAGCCGCTTTCATAGATGGCATAGCGGCACAGGCGGGAGTCCGGCGCCGCCATAGCTGGCAGATTCAACCATCCATCCGCATAGCCCTGGTTGATACAGGCATCACCGCCATAGCCGGCAGGATCCGAAAGGGCGTCTTCTTTATCAAAGGCCCGGCAGATCATTGTTGCCCATTGGCGCACCGTAATCGGTGTGTCCGGTGCATACCAGCCGTTTCCCGTACCGCAAGTAATGCCTCGCCCAGCAAGGTAAGTGACGCTTTCATAAAACGGAGATGCCTCCGGCACATCAGAAAAGCCGTCAGAGGCGGCAAAGGCGGAAACGGACAGCAGCGCGCTGATGATCAGCGTCAAAAGGACGGCCGCAAATCCTTTTTTGTGTTTCATAGTTCAGCTCCTCACATTAGAATTGGGAAAGCGCCCCGGATAGGGCGCTTTTCCTGAAAAGGATTGGATTTAGTAGCCAGTCTTGGGGAGTGTAGGTGTATTCCAGAGACGGCGGATGATCGTCACCCAGCTTGCCGTTGCGGTCTGCCATGTGCCCTGATATTTACCGCCCACATCGGCGCGGTTGACCATCTGATAGCCATTGACCGCGTTTCCGTTCACCATCACGCTCAGCGTGGGATTGACGGTAGACTGGAAGCCCACCGGAACCTTTCCAAAGTCAAAATAGATGTCGGTCACGACCTCACCCGCCTGCATGGGAATGGCGTTGAGGCTGAAGCTGTAGTTGTTGCTGGTGAGCAGGTTGCTCGCCAGCACCTGATAGCTCGCGTTGTAATTGGTTTTGTAGAGGACACGGTAGTTGAGCCGTGCGCTGTAAGTGCCGGTGGTGAGCGTCGTGGGACGCGCCACATCATAGGGGATCTTATCGTGCCAGAAGAAGGATTCCAGCGGCACGTTGGAGGTATTGGCCACCGTCAGATCGTAGCGCATGGACTGGCCCGCCATGACCTGCGCGTTGCCGCGCTTGGTGATGCTGACGCCGAGGCTGGAGGGCTTATCGTAGGCAGAGAGCTTGATGATCTGACCGGGATATTCCAGCGTCACATCATGCACGGTGGGATCGAGCTGCCAATAGGCGGGCGCTGTGACCTCTCGGAGCTGATAGCGGGTCAGCGGCAGCGGTTTGCTGGCCGCGACGCCCCGGGCGTCCGTCGTGATGTAGTCCACCACCTTGCCGCTGCGGGCATTGACGATCTCATAAACAGCGCCCTTGAGCGGGGTGCCTGCGGCGGTGCCAGTGACCTCGTTATACTCAGCGGCGTACTTATAAATCTGGATCTGGCCCGTGACAGCGGTATTTTCCCACTCGATCTCCACGGTCTTGCCCGGAGAGACATAGACGGTCTTATACTGCTTATCCAGCGTGTAGCCGGGGGCGGCTTCCAGTTCTCTCAGATAAAAGCGGCCGCTCAGTCCGCCAGGGATCTCGTCAATGTAGATATATCCCCGGTCATCCGAGGTGTACTCGCCGATGGGCTTCTTGTTCGCGTCATAGAGGACAAACTTCACCCCGTAGATCCCCTCTCCCGTGGCGCTGTCGATTTTGTGGATGACGATGCCGCTGAGCTTTTTGTTGGTCACCTGAAGCGTCACACGCTTGCCGTCCTTGATCTCAAAATAGTGGGGCGTGTCATCCAGCCGGAACGATTTGTTCGATGTGACCTCTTTTGCATAGTAGCTGCCATCCTCCAGAGCCACGAACACACGGCCATTTTTGTCCGTCGTAACGGTATCCACCAAGGCATCGTCCACCTTGCGGATCTCAAAGGTCGTATTGGGGATGCGCTCACTGTGGTTATCCTCGTTGACCTTGATGATCTCCACGCCACCAATAGGCGTGTTGTAGAAGTGGAGAGTCTGTGTGTCGTTGGGATTGACCACCACAGTCTGGGCGCGGGTATTTTCGTCGATGGTGTAGCCGGGAATTGTTTGGACCTCTGTGACCACCACGGTGCCGGAGATGCCGGAAATGGAGATTTTACCTGCCTTATCCGTCCAGTACAGGCCGGTGGAGGACAGCGTGCCGCCCTCGGCATCTACATACGAGCCATCTGCGTAGGTGATCTTAAACTCGACACCTTCCAGCGGCTCCTTTGTCACGGAGTCCTGCTTGACCACAATAAGGTTGCCCTTGGGCTGGTTACGGAACTCCACCGTGACAACTTCATTGGACTTGACCTTGACTGTCTGAGGCGTATCATCCAACAAATAGCCGTCCTTTGCACGGGTTTCCTTGATGACAAGTGTGGTACCGGGGGCGATGTCGGTAATGGTGAACGCACCTGCACTGTCCGTCACAAATTTACCGTTGGCGTTGCCGATGAGATTGCCGTCGGAATCTGTGACAAGGAACTCCACATCGGAGATGGGCGCATTTGTCACAGCGTCCACCTTTTTCACGAGCACGCCGCCCTTGGGCTGATTGCGGAATTCCAGCGTCATGACGGAATTGCGTTTGATCTTGATGCTCTGCGGCGTATCGTCGAGGATGTAGCCATCCTTGGCGCGCGCCTCTTTTGCAATGACCGTCATGCCAGGTGTCAGGCCGTCAATGCGGATGATTCCCGCGCTATCGGTCACATACTTTCCGTTGGCGTTGCCGATCACGCTGCCGTCCGAATCGGTGATGAAGAACTCAACATCGGAGATGGGTGCACCGGTCACGGCGTCCTTTTTGACAATGAGGAGGGAACCCATCTTATCATTGCCGAAGGTCACGGTGATCACGTCCTGATCCTTGCCGGAGAGATAAACGGTTTCCGTAGCGTCGGTGATCACATACCCATCCGGCGCGGAGATCTCCTCGCAGACATAAGTGCCTGCCTTGAGGCCGGTTGCAACGATGGTGCCATTGCTGGATGTTTTGTACTCGCCAACCACAGTGCCGCCTGTACCGGAGGTGCCGCCGAGGTAGCGGATGCGGAACCATGCACCCTCCAACGGCTGACCGCTCTCACTGTCCACCTTGCGGATGATGATGGCGGAAAGGGGAGTGTTCTCAAAGGTCAGGACTTTGCTCTCACCACCGGAGATGAAGCATTCCTGCGTGGCAGCCTCCTTGATGGCGTACCCGGACGCCGGTTCCAATTCAGTTACTTTGTACCAGCCATCCTTGATCTCAGGAAGAATGATTTTTCCGCTTGCGTCAGAAAAGTAAGTGCCGAGGTCGTTGAGCTCACCGGTGTCGGTATGGTTGCTGCCATACCAGATCTGGAACTTGGCGCCCTTGACGGGATCACCGGTGACGCTATCCAACTTGCGGATCTCCAAGCTGGGCTTGAGGGCATTGAAGAATGTGACGGTAGATGTCTCACCAGCCTTCAGCGCTACTTCCTGCGGAATGGGGCAGAGAATGACATGGTTGGGGACATTGATCTCCGTCACTTTGAATGTGCCGACCGGGACAGAGTCGAGGAAGATGCGGCCATGGTTATCGGTGGTAGCGCTGGTGGAGAAGTTGCCGTCGATCTGCTCGATGCGGTAGGTCACGCCCTCGATAGGCTCTCCGTTGGCAATATTTTTCTTCAAAATTTCGAGGCCTGGCTTTTCGTAGTCCACAAAGGTGACCTCGGAGATTTTTCCAGGGCGCAGCGCCACGGTCTGCTCCGTATTGCTCACGATGTACGGCTCGGGAACGGATTCCTCACGCACAACATAGACACCGGCAGGAATGGCCGAGAGCGTTGCGGAACCGTCCGTCCCGGTCGTGACGGAGGTGGAATAACTCCCTGTGACAGATTTTACCGAGAACACCGCACCCGCGATAGGCTTACCGCTCATGGCGTCGCGCTTGATGATCTTCATACCGGGCTTTTCGTAGTTGATCGCCGCAACGGTGTATTCGCGGTCACCCTCAGTTACATCTACGTACACACTCTTCGGCGTGGGATCGACGCAATAGCCGTCCGGTGCGGAGGTCTCGACAAAGCTCCAAAGGCCGGTGGCGGCATCCTCAACATAGATCTCGCCCTGCGCATTGGTGATGTCGCTGCCGACGATCTGCCCGTTAAAATAGATGCTGAAACGTGCGCCGGCAAGACCGGTTGTGGTTCCACCGGCAGTTTTCTTCAGCACGATCTTGCCTGTGCCGCCCGTAGGCTGCTCGGGCTGGTCAGGCGCAGGCTCGCCCGTTACGAGCTTGCGCGGTCCATAGTAGTTAAAGAATGACTGATTTTTGCGGTTGCTGGAGATCGCAAAAACCGCCCACTTTGCACTCTCATCCTCCACGATGGACGCTTCAATGCCCTGCGCCTTATACTCTTCGATCTGGCGCTGGAACTCGGCATCCTCAGCTGCTTTCTTTGCGAGAAGAGAGTCGATAAGGCTCAGATACAGCTCGTAGGTGTCGGCGTTGGCATAGCCGCCCGCGTCGCCGTCTCCGCCGGGTTCGCCCTTATAGGACTGGTTCTCCCAAACGTAGGTCTGTACCGCCATAAAAAGCTGGCCGACGTTGGATTCCTTGCAGTCGTTGAGATAGGTCATCATCCACTTGACATTCTCAACGGTCGCGGCGTCCATTTCGCTGAGGCCGCTGTTCGTGACAGCCGACTGCAATACGGCATCTGCGTCCGCGCCGGTACCGGACGTCCAAGTAAAGGAATTGAGGTACGAAGGCGTTGCGTAATGATAGCCAAGTCCGCTATCCATGCAGTACACGAGCTTACCGTCCACCAGCGGCGGGCGGTAGCTGTACGGGGTTCCGTTGGCAAGCAGGCGCGTGCTCCAATATGCCTGGTTGGTGGTAATATTGAGGCCGGAACCCGTGTTCGACGCAGCGAAGGCCGCAGTCGGCAGCAGGCTCAAGATCGTCACCAGCGCAAGCAATACTGACAAGAATTTTGTTCGAATCGTTTTCAAGGTTATTCCTCCTTTTGTAAAAGAAAAGCAGGCCGAGTAAACTCGGTCTGCTTTGTTTGTATATCGTTTAATTTTCAGTTTTCTGCAAGCTGCTCCTCGCAGAACTGCTTCAGGGTGGGAATGTCATTGACCGCGGTCTCCCAAATGATCTCGCGGTTCATACTGCCGTAGCTGTGCGCGACAAGATTTCGCATTCCCTTCATCGGTCCCCACTGCACGCGGCTGCTGGTCGCTTTGCGGTATTCTTCGGATAATCCGCCGCTCAGCTCACCGATCTGCAAAATGGAAAATGCAATGGAACGCTGATAATCTGCATCCTGATCAAAGACCGCAAAGCCGTCTCCGTAGCGTTCGATGGTCTTGCGGATCTCTTCGCAGTAATCGCGGATATGCTGGATGCGCTGGCGGTCAGGCTGCGTCATATACATTCAGTTTCTCCTTCATTACGGTTTCACGGAACATCTCTTCGCTGGGCATCTGCGCACGCTGTTCCAGCGCGCTGACAGTGATCAGATCGATCGGCTTTTGCAGCGCCGCTTCAAGGTCGCAATACAGCGCGCCCAAAGAGAGAAGACTGCTCAGGTTCGTTCCGCTGGTATCGACCAGCAGGTCGATATCGCTGTCCTCGCGGGCCTCACCTCTTGCGTAAGAGCCAAAGAGGAATACCGCTTTCACACCGTACTGCTTCGCCACTGGCGCGATCCGCTGCTGAATTTCGTAGATCGAATAGATCATAAGCACTCCTCCTTTGGTTTTATTATACCCAATGAATGTCGGAATGTCCACGCTTTTGTTCTGCCCGCGCTGATATATCATTTCATTACGGGCGTATCCACCCAGGTGACCTCACAGCCGTCCAGCAGGAAGACCTGCACGCAGTACCAGCAGTCAAAGCCGTCCTTGTCAATACCTCGCGCCAGCCCGACGCCGATCTCACCGTAGCGGGAGCTTGTCATGTTGTCCGCGTGGGCCCTGGAGTTGGACCACAGCTCGACCACCGCCTCGGAGAGCGTTTTGTGCTGCTGCTCAAGATACAGCTCCGAGATGTTGTGAAGGTTTTCGCCGGTATACTTGCTGTCGGTGACGGTGTTGCTCTTGCGCCCATCCGGACGGGTGTGAGAGTAGACGCCGCTGGCGGCCATCTCGTCGGCGCGGACCTGCGCCGCCTGCATGAGTTTATCATTGACGCGCAGCGCGGCTACGCCATTTTCTTTGCGCAGGGCATTGGTGCGGTCAATGATGTCCTGCTTTGCAGCGGCAACATCTGTCTGCGCAGGCTGCTCCACGGGCTTTGCCTCCGCAGACGTTACCGGCGCTTCGCCGGTGTACGGCTTTTCCGATTCGATCTGCACACATTTGGCATCGCCGTCCCAGTAAACCTCGAATCCTACCGTCTTGCCGACGTCGCGCAGCATGACGTAGTTATTGCCGTTGATGTTGTACGCCGTCAAGTGTACTTCCTGTCCATTGACATAGATACGGTTGGTGCTGCGCTCCGCAGTGATCCCTGCAGCTAAAACGGACGATCCGCCAAAAAGTGTAATGCCAATCAAAATACCGGCAATTAAGTAAAGGCTCTTCTTCATTTGACTACGCTCCCTTTCGATAAAATGTAGTGGTTACACTGGCAGTCATGCGGCAGGTATCCGGATTGAAAACACAGCGCTCAAACTCGTAAATGCCAAGCCGCTCAGCCTGCTCCGCTACTTCCGCAGGAAGATCGACCGTAATGTCCATTTGGACTCTGATCTCATCGTCCTTCCTCGGGGACTTAAATTCCTGTATCAACCAAATACTTCCTTTTGTACTTCTATTCTCCGGAGTGGTTTGAGAATAATACAAAAATCATGCTATGTCAAAGGTTTATTTGAAATGCCTACGCCGATAAAACGCACCTGACGAAAGCCTTAGTGCCGCAAGGGTTTCACTTCACCTCTACAGCCTGAACGCAAACCCTTTTGCTGGGCTGATTTGCAAGACAGGTGGTGATGGTAATACGATTATCGGATGTCGCCTGTAGGTAGCTCCAGTCTGAACTGGCAATTGTCTCTACCGTTACAACCTCATAGGTACGGGTTCCATAGACCGTTGTGTAAGTGATTGTATCACCATCCTTCAAGTTTTTGATGTTGCCGATGGTGTACTTGGCGCCGCGGTTATGCCCGCAAACGCCAATATTCCCATCCCACCCTGAAGTAGAGCTATAATGGCCGAGTCCCTTTGCCATGCTGGTGTTGGTTTCGCCCTCCCATACCTTCATATTGATGTTCAAGGATGGGATTTTCAGCGTACCGATACTGCCATCCTTGCGTTCCATACCGTCAACGCTTGTATAGGCGGAAGGCTGGTAGCTCGTTGATGGAATCTGCGGTTCCTGCTGGATCGGATTCGTGATATTACTCTCGATACCGCTTCCTCCGATAGAGCCTACCAAGCCAGGAAATCGAACCTTTTCCATACATCCGACACTTGTATTGCTGGACACTCCATAGGGTAATGCCGGCCACTGGTAGTCCGTTGCATTGCTTCCACCATAATTGTATTTAGCACCATAGAGAGATTCATAGTTCGTGGAGGGATAATATTCGGTATCCTCTACGCCGTCAAAGTCGTACTCTAATGCCTCTGCGCAGATTCCCAGCGAAAGTGTTAAGCAGGCGGTGAGAGCCGTGACAAACCAGCGCTTTTTACTCTTCATGTTCATCTTCCTCCTCTGAAAATTCTTCGTGATAAACTGTATCCTCTTGACTTCTCTTGTGGTGACGCCAAATGAGTACAACGGTAGCAATTGCAAGAACGATAACAACAAGGAAAATTAAAATAATGGGGAAATTCTCTGTGCTTTTGGCAGCTACTCGCCGCAGGATACTCGACGGTGTACCGGTATAGATCACCGTATAAGTAACACTCTCGATACCCTCTGCAACGATATCACCGATATATTTCGCAGTTGTAACATATCCGGTCGCCGCGCGATAAGATGCTCTTCCTGCGTAGGTAGCCACAGCTTTGTACTGAGCAGGCATGAGAATATCATCGACCAACGACGTTCCCTGCACCTGCCAATCTACCGATTGGAGCTGAACTGTTACGCCATTTTTTGTAGTTGTATCAGGGACGTAAGCCATGTCGTTCGTATCGAGATTGTCAATTTCTTTGGTCGCACTGACGGTGTAACTCTTCGTTGTGTAACCAGACGCTACCGTGCTGATCGTCGAGTGGTCAAGATAGAGCGTTCCTCGAAATTCTCCGTCGTCATACTCGATGGACGGGGATAATGCCTTAAGCACCACGGACAGATCACTCTTCTCCGTGTCCGCTGTTACGGTCTCAGTGTGATGCTCCTTCTCCGAATAGGACTGCTCTTCCTTCGTCATGGACGAATAGGTATAAGTATATCCGTCGTATTCAAAAACATCATCGATCAGCGACTGCGGATCTGTGTCCGGTGTGACCGTATAGATCTTAATATACTGCCGTACACCATTGAGGTCCTGAATGGTCGTATTAGTCGGTACTTCCATTGCAAAAGCACTGATGGAGCATGCAGCAGAAACCATCAGGGCGATACAGGTACTAATGATTTTTTTCATGTGCGTTATGTCCTCCGTTTCATAATGATAATTCCGGCAACAACAATTGCGGCCGAAATGCGGTAAATCAGCTTTTTCACGCCGTGGCCTCCCTTTGAAAATCGAAGTTGCTTGTACGATCCGGATGCTGCTGGATGTCCGACAGTATGTACAGAGATTGATCCAGAGCTTTCATCGTATCCCGAGGCTGCCGCTTGATAAAGGACGTCAATAAAATAATATCCTCATTCTGCACCGTGAAAACGATTCGAATGAGGACTTTGCCCTTTTCACGCAGTTCATACATCTGACTGTATCTCTCCAGTGAAAAGTGCTTAAAATGAGGTTCCTTTAGCTCACAGGCAGGAAGATTTCTCAGTCGAAAGATTTGCCACAGGAGCTTAGCCTTGAGTTTCCCGTCCAGAGCATCAATGAAAGCGTAAAGCGGAGGTTCCACTCCAGGCGGGCAGTAGACTTTAATTGCTCGCATAAATCACATCACCTCCAGTTCTTTTAAATATTCCCTCAGATAACTGAGAAATCCTTCAATGAATGGCGGCACCAATAATTTACTGCCGGAAATCCACCAGATAGCTTCCGGGACAGGATGGTTCATCTCGTCATACTCTGAGCAGATCATTAAGACTACTCTCTGCGCCTCTACATTTTCAGACTTACAGAAAGCCTGACATATCCTGGAAACGGTTTGCATTTCAACATAAGAATCACAAAGGGCGTCAAAGAATAGGCCTGCGCAAAGATGGGCAAGGAAATTTACTGCATCCGCGTTCACATCCCCGTTGCAATCAAGCAGCCCCATGTGTCTGTGCCTCTGTACAGCCGCCTCATCAAACGGGCCAACGCTGCGGTTCCATAGGTTGTTCATTTTTCACCTCGTTCAAAAGGAAAGGCCCGGCACCTCACGGTGTCGAGCCTTTCAGCAAATTATTCAATTATTTTAAGATCTTACGTGGAAGCGGCCTATTCATCCAGCATGAGCTGTCCATCAATCGCCTTTTGTTTCAGGCGTTCCATCTGCTCGCGCTCTAACTGCGCAATGCTCTTTTCAGGTGTTGGAAGATCCTCCGGCATAGTGCCGTCGATCTTTCGGATTGCCTCCCTTACTTCATTCCCGACAGCATAATGAACAGCGGTCGCGGCATCGGAAGTCGAAACTTGATCCTTGCGCAGCTTTTCCTCAGTCTGCGAAATGCGAAACAGGTTAGCAATCAACTCCGTACTCCCCATGTAATCAAGTATCTTTTGGCCGATGGCAAGTCCCTTCCTGCGGTGAATATCATCTACCGTCATTCCGCCATACAAGCCCATATATCCGGCATTCTGAAAGATTGCAAATTCTTCCGCCGTGATAACGCCTGCGTTTCGCGCGGTCTCTGCCAAAAGCTGATTCCACTGCTTGATATCACCGCGAACCACAAGCCTGCGACTATCCTCATCCAGCTGATTAAAGCGGTCTGCGACCTCCTGCCGGTAGGTTTGAATTGCAAAGTATGTTTGACCGAGAGCGATCACCTCTTTACGTGGATCACCATTCTGGACGATCAGATAGCAGGCATAACGCGAAAGCTCGTAATCAAGGATATCTTTTACTCCTCCATTCGGCATGGGAGATGTTTTCCTGACCTCAGGAAAACATTCCAAGGTACTGCGTCCACTGTTCTCGCAGGCAATCATGGCACGCTTGATAACCTTATAGAAGTTCTCCCATTTTGCATAGTCCAGCACGGGAGCGAGCTCTCTCGCTGCCCAGTATTCTGAGCCATCTGGACGAATTCGCTTGATATCTTCAAAGCGCTTATACTCTTTTGCAGACAATGTGCTCATCGCGCATACTCCTTCATCGTTTTTACTCCATATCAAGAAAACTCTATTTGCTTTTTGAATCATCCTGACGGTCAACTACCTGCGCTGATGCTTCGATCATTTCTGTGACCGCCGCGTTTAACTGAACGGCATTCTGCGAAGTAATAACAGGCTGACCGGTTTCCGCCTCAAGCTGCTGCCGCGCAACATTTGCAACATTGCCGCCACGCTTGGCAACCTTTACGCTCTCATCAAAACCAACGGGTTTTGATGCCTTGGAAATATCCCGCGTGGATGCCTCAGCCAGCATAGTCAGCACAAGTTCAGTATCGCTCATGTTATCCCGCAGATTTTCTTTTTTTAGTCCCTTGAGATTTTTGTACTGCCGGGTCGTCATACCGGACCACGCCCTTGAAATCTCATCGGTCAGGATCGCAAATTCCCGTCCCTTTTCAACTCCGCGCTTCTGCCATTCGTCGGTGAGTTCATTGCGGATACGGATAGAAAGGAGCCTTTGGTGAACCCAGTCCGGGTCATAGCCCTTTTTGAGATAGGTTTCTAAAGCACGGTCAATGGCCTGTTCCGGGTCAATGGTTTCCTCGATGCGCTCGCGGCCAACCTCGGCAAGCCATGCTCGTATGGGTTCGGCTTTTGGCGAGGGGACAGACTGCATAATACGAAGAAGCTGTTCTGTATTCGCCACATCAGTCAGTCTCATTTTCCCATCTGGAGCAGTCATTTTGAACTGTACGATTTTTTCGTACAGTTCAACGGCGCCTTCTGCTTTCAGCTTTCGCTTCAAATCACTCCAATATCGCCGCGGATTCTCGCTGCCTGTCAGCACACGAATTACATCGACAACAGAGAAATACCATTCTTCCTTATCTTCATCCCAAGCTGTGCGAATCTTTTGATCTTCAAAAAGCTGGATTTTTTCCTGTTCGCTCATAGCGTTCGGTATCCTTTCTTTTATTCTTTTTTATTATACATCAGCCGACCCGCTGCCGCAAGAACGCCAAAAACAACTCTTCAAGTTCCTTATCGCTGCCCAGCTTTTCAAGGTACGGAGCGAACTTCCTGCGGTCAAAGCTGATCTTCTTTGGAGGTGCAGTACGGCGCTGGGCTTCCTCGGCGCGAGCCTGCCGCCATACAGCGTAAATCTCCTGTTTTCCCACAGAAGGGGGCGGACAGGTGTGGGTGATTTTCTGCACCGTGGCCTTATTGAGCGTGTAGCCCTCGATAGAGCACATCTCCACAAATGCCTGCTGGGTGGATATGTCGTAGTCAGCAATCAACTCAGCGCAGGCAATCGGCAGCTTGCGTGGAGTGTCTTCCAAAATATCTGCAAGCGGCCCAATCAGGCCCGCCAGCTTGATTGCTTTGCGGATCTCGTACTCGGTCACACCAAAGAAATCCGCCACGAGTTTACGGGCATTGTACCTTTGGCGATTCTCGCCAAAGGTACTGTCCGTATCGCCCTCTTGCAACTTTTGGCGAGAATCGCCAAAAGTTGTTTCTGCTTGATTTGCATCCCACTGACCGTGCCGATTGTTTTCGCGCAGCAGCGCACGATATGCCTTGCCACGCTCAATGATGGTAAGGTCTTGACGCCGCAGGAGGTTGGTGGCAACAGCAATAGAGACAGCCCTTGCGTCGTCGGCACTCACCACCTCGGCTGGGATCATGTCATGCCCGGACATCTGCCATGCCTTCGTGCGGTTGTGACCGGCGAGGATCTCATAATCGTTGCTGCCCGAGATAGGGCGGACGATAACACGCTCGTAGATCCCCTGCTCGGCAAGCTGCTGTGAAAACGCTTTGAGCTTTTCTGGCGGATAGGGACGGAACCCGATGTCGGCAGTAAAGAATGGGCGAAGCCTTTCTATCGGCAGATCACAGAATCTCGATGCCTCCGGTGCTGGCGCACCTCTAAACAGCGTTTCATACGCCTCGTCGCCCACCACAATTTCAGCAGCCTGCTGTGTGGCGCTCATACGCTTTTTTAGCAGGTCATTCATGTCGCGTTTAGGCAAGATGAAGCACCTCCAGGGCAAGGCTGCGGTATGACTCGGCAGCAGGATTCTTAGGTGCATAATCAAGAATGCTCATTCCTGCAGCAGGGCACTCGGCGACCTTGATTGTCTGCTCGATTGGGCGCTCAAAAACATGTAGACTCTCACCGTAGATATCATTTACACTGTTTCGAACGCTCTGACAGAGCTGAGGGCGCGATTGATACATAGTCAAGAGAATGCCTGCAATCTTCAAATCAGGATTAAATCGGTTCTGAACATTTTTCACCATTTCCAATACATCCGGAATTCCTTCACTTGCAAGGAAATGTGCCTGCACTGGAATAATGCAATAATCGGCAGCGGCGAGTGCGTTGATGGTCAAAAGCTCGTGTTTCAGTCCGCAGTCAATAATAATGTAGTCATACTGTTCGCGGAGAGAAACCAGCAGCTTCTCCATTATCTTCTCACAAAGGGTATCGGAGAAACCGGCGGCATTATATTGCGAAAGCTGCATGACCTGTAAGCGGGCCGCAGCGTCCGCAAGACGCTTATTGGCGGGAATCAGGTCAATACCGGTTTCGGTATGTATCACGGTGCGCGGAAGGTGCAGGTCTAAATCTTCTGGCGAGTCAATTTGAACGAGCACGAGTTTTGCCAAGGTGTTTTTCTGCTCCCCAGGCGTATAGCCCAATGCAGCAGTGAGGTTGCCCTGCGGGTCGTTGTCGATCAGCAAGACTCTTTTCTTCGCTGCCGCAAGTGCAGCACCAAGATTTAATGCGGTGGTAGTCTTCCCAACACCACCTTTTGAATTTGTAATAGATATTACTGTGCTTTCCCTCATAATTTTTTCTCCTAATACTTAAAAGAAGTTGACACTTTAATGACTCAAAATGCTGGTTAAAAATATTCTCCCAAGGTCATACTTCCCCAGCTTTCTATTCCACAATAGCAAACCGCTCTTCTAACACTCTTCTAACAATTTTCTTCAGAACCAGATTTTTTCAAACTCTGATTTTTCAATCGCCGACGCTTCCACTATGCCTGAAAGCCTTGTAACACAAGGGATTCAGAGGGATGCAGCGTGAACATACGTGAACAAGCGTAATCGCGCTTATTAGACTACGGACCAGAAGGCCGGGGGTTCGAATCCCTCACGGCGTAGTGAACATCTGCTTCAAGGTTGGGTCAATCACCCATGGGTGCGTACCCTGCGCTGTCAGCGTCAGGTCTGCGTCCAAAAGCACTTCCTCAGCCATGTCGTAGAAGTTTTTGGAACCGAGCTTACTCTTGTAGAAGGTTCCGGTCATACTTCCAACCAGACCTGTACCCGTAAAGGTGGCCTGATTTTTGGCAGCTTTCGGTTTGCTGTTCAGCACATACTTGTCCGCTTTCAGCCACTCGACCTTGCCCGTGGGAAGCATATAACCGTATCGGAGAGAAATCGGTGACTTCTTATCCAGATAGGCATAAATGCCTTTCGGGTTATCCGGGTCATAATTGTGTTCGTAGTCCAAAAGAACGAACTGCATGGTTTCCTGCGGCAGTCTGCGGGAGAGCGGGTCTACATCGTGAGACTCCTTAATGGAAACAATGTCATCATTTCCAAATTTCTTCTGTACACCGTAGAGAACCTGTTGCAACCGAGGTCGGCGGTACGGGAGGGTATTTCCCATCGTCAACACGATCTTGTCACAAGAAGCGACCTTCGTGTTGATAACCAACTCTGTCCCCTCTACGGGAAGGGTCAGACTTTCCAATACTGCACCATTCAGGTAGAAATCAACCGTCACGGTGTCAGGCCATTCCTGATAGCGGGTGTCAAAAGTCAGGGTGATACCGGGGAAGGTATGAGGATTGCTGAAAGCACGAGTCAGCACCGCAGGGGTGGTGAACTTGCCCTCAGCATTACTCATGTGGCTCGAAACAAAGCCGTCATACATCGTCCCGGAAGAAGGAACGATGACCGTATTTCCGTCCAGCGCCCACCGGTTCAGTTCCAACGCTGCATAGGACTCCTGATAATCATATCCGTAGTCCAGCGTGTCGAACTCAGAATAGCTCTGCGCCCCGTTGCTGACCCAATTACCGTCTGTTGCCGCCGCCGTGTCCACCTGAGAGAAGGTGATCTCCACAAAGGACTGCTCACGGAGCAAAGATTTCATCGACAGCTTGTAAGCGTTGCTTACCTGTTTCACGGCTACACCTCCTTAGAACGGTTCGCCGCAGTCAATGATGTTGACTTTGCAGTTGATGTAGTCCGCAGGAAGCCCCGTGTTCGGGTCAAGATGGTACGGGGTCGCCGTGCGGTCGCCGGGGTACATCTTTCGGGTTGTCCAGCGGTTGTTTACCATGTCGGGATAAGTGACCGTCACAAAGAAGTTCTTGTCAAAAATCTGCAACATGGCAGACCACTGTTCCGCTGTCAGATAGCCCCAAAAGAGGTTGTTGAGCTTCTGTTGATCTCTGCCGACCTTCTGGCCTACCACAACGCCGTTGGCATTTCTGGCAGAGTCTACGATAGTGGCAGACAGCAGCTCTAAGCCCCTGCGGGGCTGAGGAAACTTTGTGCCGTTGATTGTAATGAAACTTTGCATTTCCTCAGCCCTCCTTAGTAGGCATTACTGAAAGCGCCGGTATTCACACGAACACCTCTGGCTCGGTTATAACGGTCATAAGACTCACCGATCTGATTGTCACCAATATTCACGGAGAAGTCCTTTTCCTCAACGACATTCAGCAGAGCGTAAATGGCAGCGATCACGCCATCATTGGCAACGGATACGCCAGCGGAGATACCCTCAACGATCTGGTCATTGTTGGCAACCGCCGTTCTGCGTCCCATCGCACCGACCATTTCCGCACCCGCTTCACGGGCGATAAAAAGCTGCCCTTCGTTCGGGAAACCGCCGTCTTCAAAGAACGGAATATGCGGAATATCCACCAATCGAATATCGAACGCCGGAATAAGCGTGATACCCATGACAGACAGGCCGTTGAACTGGATGTGGAACATATCATTGATTGCGTCAATGACACCGTTCACAAGTCCAATGATGGAGTTTGCCATCTGCCGTACAAAGCGAGTAATGGGGTTATCGTCCAGCGTCCATGCCGCATACGACAGGGACAGACCCGCCGCCAGTACCGCAAGGCCAAGACCAACACCCGCACCGCTCAGGCACAGCAGGACACCGAGAACGATCAATGCGCCGCTGAGAATACCCGTGATGACCGATACGACTTTCTTAATGGAATTAACCACAAAATCCCAATTCAGGGTAGCAACAGCGCCAAGGCTCAATGCGCCAGCCGCCATCAGGCCAAGACCGAGAGGAAGGGCGACTCCGCTCAGAGCAAGGATAGCGCCGACCGCCAAGAGAGCGCCGCCGACAACGGTGGTAATCATGCTGATCTTCTGCTGAACATTGTCGGAGAGGTCATTCCAGTTCGGCATGATAGCCGTACCCATTGTGGCCGCACCCGCCGCCAGCAGAGCCAGACCCAACGGGATATTCGCCCCGGAGAACGCCAGTGCCGCACCGATAGCGAGGAACGCCACAGATACGACCGTGGTGATAATGGCAATCACATTCTGGATTTCATCGCTCAGGCCATTCCAGTTGAGAGCCATTACGGAAACCAGAGAAGTAGCACCAATCGCCATCAGCGCAATACCGAGGGGCATACACCCGGAGAAAGCAAGGATAGCGCCGAGTGCCAAGGTTGCTCCACTGACCAGCAATCCGACTCTGGACAAGGGAGAAGCCAGAGCGTCCGGGATACTGTTCCAGTTTAGAGCTGCGGCAGATACGAGCGTGACAGCACCAACAGCCATCAGCGCAATGCCCAGCCCGGTTGCGACCCCGGTAAAGGCCAACATAGCGCCTACCGCCAGAGAAGCACCCGCCAGAACTCCCGTTAAGGTGGTCAAAGCGTCAGTGAGGTGTCGGTCACTGTTATGCCAGTTGATAACAGCGGCAGATACAAGGCTTGCCCCTCCCAAGGCCATCAAAGCGATACCAAGAGGAAGGTTCGCCCCGGAGAACGCCATAATTGCGCCAAGAGCCAGCAGGAAGCCGCCGACAACACCTGTAATGAGAGCCAGCGTACTTGCCAGTTCGCTACTCATGGCAGTCCAATTCAGTCCAACGGTAGCCGCAAGGCCGACCGCACCCGCCGCCATCAGGCCGACACCCAGCGGAATATTCACACCGGTTACGACCAGAATTGCACCTACCGCCAGCATAAAGCCGGAAACAATCGTAGTGATCTCTGCGAGAGTGTCCTCAATCATCTTCTTGATTTCACCAATGCGGGTCTGCACAGCGTCACCAAGGAAATCGTAGGTGGGCAAATCGAAATCAAATCCGCCTGCGCCACCAGCACCCGCCCCGGAACCGCTTCCCGTGTTGGGAGCAAAGACATTCAGCTCGTCAAAGCCTGCGGTGTACTGCTTCAACTTCTTGGCAGCACCGGCAGCGTCATCGAGATTATCAGCCAAAGACCCAGCGCCGACAGCAGCGCTATTCACTCCTGAATAGTCCACCTCCGTCAACTTGAAACCCGCAAGGTTGGCAAGGGCATTGGCGATTTCTCGAATGACCTGAACAACAGCGATTGCATAGGGAAGAATTGCGTTTAGTGCGGGAATGAAGATGTTACCGATCGCTCGTGCGGCCTGTGTAAGCTGTGCTTGCAAGATACGAAGCTGGTTTGCGGGAGCTTCCAGCGTTCTTGCCATATCGCCCTGAGCGGTTGTCACCTGAGTCATAATGGCGTAGTATCTCAGCTCGGCCTTTTCTGCCTGCGTCATGTTGGCAACGCTTTCCTTGATACCAAGGTTCAAAGCGGTCTGCTCCAACCGTGCCTGCGACAAATCATAGCCCAAGCGCCGCAGAGGTTCCAACTCACCGGAAATACCGGACTGTAACTTCTGCATAGCGTCTTCAATGGAAATATTGAAGAAGGAAGAAATATCGTAGCCGAGCTGTGTCAGGTTTTGGCTCATGAGCTGCGCTCGTTCAGCCGTGTCACCGAAGCCGGTCAGTAGCGTGTTGAAAACGCCCTGATTGCGGAGCCACTGTGCCGGGTCGATACCCATGACATCAGATACCTTTTCAGCGTAGTTTTGAGCTTCGGCGGCATACTGCCCCAAGGCGACCGTGAACAGGTTCAGGTCTTCTTGGTACTTATTGGACTCCGTGACCGCCTGTGCGATGAAATGACCGATTTTGCGGAAAGTGATTGCAACAGCGGCGACATTCAACGCTTTCAATCCGCTCGTGAACTGCCCGGTAGTGGAGGTTGCTTTACGGGCAGAAGCATTGTATTTCTCCGTGCTGGTAATCAGCTTTTGGATTTTGGACGGAAACGCCGAGAAACCGTTGGACACCTTCTGCATTTCATCGGCAAAAGGCTTCATGGCGGCGGCAAGAGCGGTCATCTGCTGTGTGAACTTGTCAATGTCCGCCGCTTCCAAATCCTCGATCACCTTCGGCAGCTTGGAGAGCTGATTGATAAAGGTGGTCATATTGGCCTTACCCAACTCGGAGAGAGGGCGTAAGCCGTTGACAAGGGAAGTCAGCTTGTCGCCGTCCGTCCATTTCAGGCCAGCGAGAGCGGTGTTGATTGCCGTGAGCTGGTTGGCGATGGAGGAAGAAATCTTCACATTTCCAACCTGACTCAGAGCGGTCAGCGCATTGGTAAGCCGGGTGATCTTCTGCGAAGCGTCACCGCTGTTCAAGCCTTTCAGAGAATTGGAAAGCTCCCGAATACCCTGAGCGGTCTTGCTCAGACCCGTTGCGCCGCCGTTGGTAGCGGTTTTCAAACGATTGAGTGTGTTAATCAGGTTTTGAAGCCCTGCGACCGCCTGCGTACTGTCATTGACGATCTGAAACTCCAACCCCTGAATTTCCACATTGTCAGCCACTTACGCCACCACCTTTCTCTTGAAATTTCTTATTGACCGACACCATAAAGGCTTCCATGTATGCCTTGGCTTGGTCATCGTGTTTTTCTTGAAGCTGCTTCTGCTGTTTCTTGTCCTGCCGACTGAACAGCTCATAGGGGCTTTCCCGATACGGCGTGGGCTTGGTTCCCTTCTTGGCGAAAGCACGAAGAACCGGGGCAGCGTCAATAAGAGCTTCGTAAAAATAAGCTCCTTGGAGCCAAGCGTCTTGATTTCTCAGGTCTTGCCTGATTTGCGCCGCCTTTCGGTAATACTTCACCAATTCGCAATCCTGTTCCCAAAACTGCTCATAGGTCATGCCAATGGAAAGATAGTACGGGAAAACCTCATAAAACTTTGGTGTGTAAGCGAGAAGGGGAGCGGGGCGATGGTCGCCGCCGCCCCCCTCACTTCTGGAAGATCGGTCGCTTACCAGCCGGTCTTCCAGCTCAGGTTTCCCTCGTTGCCCTCCTGCTCAGGCTCGTCCAGCAGACTCAGCAGGGGGTCGTTATACATCTCTACCAGAGCGGCAATCAGCTCGTCCTTGTGGTTCATACGAGCGTAAATGCTGTCGATCACATCACGCTTCACGAACCGATGATGGGCGAGGAACGCACCAGCAAACAGAGCCGGAAGCAGGGTCATAGGCTTGCGCTCCACATCGGCGGCAACAAAGCCGTTCTTCTCCATTGCTTCAACGGTCTTGCGGGTGTATTCCAGCGTGTAGGTCACGCCGGTAGTGGGGTCATTGATCGTCAACTGCTTTGCCATGATAAATCCTCCTTATCAATACGGCGATTGTTGGTGTCTTAGGTTGCGGAGAAAGCGATGGGGGTGGAAGGAGCGATGGTGATGTTCATGTTCACCACTTCGTTCACACCGCCGCCCACGGGATACACGGACAGCTCACCGTCAAAGCTGAACTTGCCGTTAGAGCCATCGGGAGTAACAGTGCCATCGCTCTCGGTGCCGCCAAACCAGACCGCATAGCTGACCTTCTTGCCTTCCAAAGCCTTGAGGGTCTGGAAATCAGCCAGCGTGTAGTTAGCGGTGAAGGACAGACCATCGAGGGACTGGATACCGGCGATGTAGGTCTGCATATTGTCGCTCAGAGTGGTGGTTTCCAGCATTTCGGGTTCGCCGCCGAGGTCAGGAAACTCCTTAATGTCGATCAGCTTGCTCCACTGTTCGCCAGTGTCGGCTTTCTTCATCAGAAAAACCTTGTAGGTGGAAATAGCCATTTCATTTACCTCCTATAAAGAGTGGTTCCGTCCGTTTCTGCCTTGTATCGGGCAACCAGACGATAGATTGTTGCGTTCTCCAAATTGGGAACCGGGGACAGAGAAGTACGCCGGAAATTCTTGGCGTACATGAGATCGTCCACAAACCTCATGATTTTTCGGCAAACGGATTTCTTACCGCCTGCCTTATCGGAGTAGACATTCACCTCGTACATCAGCGTGGCGAACCTCTCCGTATCGCCGCTGTCCATGTGAGCTTCCGTGGTGTAGTTATCCTGCTCCACCAAACTCACATAAGGGAAACGGGTAGGGGCATTGACATACTCGCCGCTGACCAAGATACCGGGAAACTGCGCTCTCAGGGCTTCCGCAATCGGCGTGTAGATTTGACTCTCCACATCAATCATGAAAACACCTCCTTCGCAATTTCCGTGAGCCGGTCTTGCAGCTCCTTTACCGTTTCGTACATCGGCATATTGGCGGGGTTGCCGTGAGTGATGACCACGAACCCGCCATTCTTCTTTTCTTTCAGCACTCCGTTCGTGCCGGGTTCGCCGTAATAGCCCCAAGACTGTTGCTTGCCGTGACCTTGACCGTACTCGCCACGCTTCATATTGCGATCTCTGGCTTCCGGGTGGTTATCGGGATAGGTCACGCCTGTGCCGAACTCGATAAATAAAACCGCTTTACCGACTGCCACAATCGCCCTTGCATTTTCACCTCGATATTCCGCAGATACAACAACATCATTTGTGCCATCATAGGCTGCGTCATCGAAACACGCAGAAGCAATTCCAACCCCCATCGCAACTAAGCGTTCAAGAAAAACCGTTGTACGATCTCGAAGCCAAGTTTTACGATTTTCAGCTTCCCGTATCAGCTGCTCAATTCCTCTCCCGGAGAGCGGAACATTGATTGTCTGACTCACGATACCGTCACCTTACTGACCGCATAGGAAATGGAGTTAAGGGACTTGGCGACCCGCTTGACCATGTAATCGTAGAGCGGCTTCCCGTCCTTGTCATACTGCGGTTCTTTGTCGATGAACAGCACGGTATTCTCGTCAATGGGGCAGCTCAGGTCATCGGTGACGATCACCTTGTCGTACCCTGCGAAATTACCGAACTGCTCCACCTGAGCGGAGCCGGTCGCCGCCGAGATATTGGCGTTCATCGCCACGGCAGGCTTGTAAACTACCAGTTCCTCGCCGGTTTCGTTGCCGTACTCGTCCTTGGCGGGAGCCTTGCTGTCATACAGCAGATACCAGAAGGGCGATTTGTTGCGGTTCAGCGTTCTCATGCACTCAACCTCCCATCACAGCGGCAAAGGGAACAATGTCCCTCAGCAGCGTAGGCGGCACATCGCCGTCTTCATAGGAGCGGGAGATACCGTTCTCGCTGTGAGCGGTCTGCCCTTCGGCTCCCCGCTTGTTCAGCAGATACACAGCGATCTCCACCTGAATGTGAGCGTATTGGTCAGGAACAGCGGTCACGGTAGGGTCGAAGGGGTATGCCTTGCGGCACACCTTGTTTCCGGCGATAGAAAGGTAGGTGGAAAGCGTGTCCTCGTCTGTCTCGCCGGTCATGGCTTTCACCATTTTCAACTTCTCAGCGTCCGTCATGCTTTCCACCTTTCCTTTCTAAACTCTCTGTTTTACTCCTGCGCCACTCTTAGCCGCCAGCAACGGCCTTAGTGTTCACAGGGTTGTTTGCGTCATTGGCGATGAAGACGCTGCGGCTGTAAGTGGGAGCGGTAAACTCGGTAGAGATACCGGTAAACTTACCGTGGAACCACTCAGGGCCGTGGTCAAGGCCGATCTGACCAAAGAGCTGATACTTCTCACCAGCGCCGACCTTTGCCAGCGGCTCAAGGAAGAAGTTGCCCTTGCCGGGGACAGGCTGATAAACGGGAGCCAGAACGCTCAGGTTCAGCAGCAGGGCAGTACCGGCAGGCAGGTACTCGCCAAGGTACAGGTAGACAACGCCGATGGGCGTGACCACGCTGGACAGGGAGATACCGTTGATGTTACGGGCAGCGGGAACCACGGTCAGACCGTTCTGAACAGCGTCAGCGTTGATCTGGAACATGGTCACAGCGTCACACCACAGGCACAGGCCCTCGGTGGGAGCGTTTGCGCCGTAAATCTTCTTCACCATATCGGCAATATCCCACAGGCCGAGGGGCTTGGAAGCCATCGCCGTAGTGTTGGTGGTGATTGCGGGAATCATGCCACGGGTCTTGTTGACCTTGGTGTCATCAGTGGCCTTGCTGTAAACGCCGTTAATGAAGGTGTACTCAATGTCGGCATTGACCTTCATCATCTTGGCGGCAACCTGAAAGTCCAGCTCGTTCATGGGGTTGGCCTGCTGACCCGCCACATTGATACCGCTCAGAGTACCCATGTTAGACATCTTCCCGTAGGAAATGCCCACAGACTCCTGAAAGATCTGAGTCACATTGGTCTTCTGCGCACGGGTCACAACGGTGGCGGCAGGGGCGGTCAGAGAAGCACTCTCGCTGATAGCAGGCTGAGCGCCGCCGCCAGAGGTGAACTCCTGACCGGTCGGGAACTCAACATGGTTCGTGATTTTAGCACGACCGCCGATGATGGAACTCAGAGGGGTGCGGGTGTTGCCCTTGTTAAAGAGCATACCGGAGTAATTGAGTACCCCGAAACTCATAGCAAACTGATCTGCCATAGTAAAAACTCTCCTTTACTCTTTTTTCGCCTGTGCTTCCGCTTCGGCTTGCAGGCGAGTGTAGTAAGCAACGGCGGCAAAATCGCCGTTTGTCCGTGCTTCCTCGATTTTCTTGGCGTAATCCATCTCGCCAGTACCGCCACCGGCACCGGGAGTGGGCTTGGGGGTCTTTTTCAGAGCGTCAGCCTTGACCTGTTTTGTATACTCGTCAAGGAACTTCTGCTGGTTGGCAAACACCTTGGCAGAGTCACCATCAGCCATTGCCTTTGCGGTGTCCTCGGCAAGAACCTCGTCATAGCCCTGAGCGATGAACTTGGCCTTGAACTCGGAAACACGCTTGGCTTCCCGCAGCTCGGAAAGCTCCTTCTCCATGTTGGCGAACTTTTCCTCCTGCTCCTGCTTCTTCTTCTCGTCCTCACCCAACAGAGCGTTGTGCTTACGCTTCCACTCAGCGGCTTCGGAGTTGGCCTTGGAAACAGCGGCTTTCTGCTTTTCCAGCTCGGCGGCGTTGTCCTCATACTCGAACGCTTCCAGAGCTTTCAGCTTGTCTTCCGCAGACATTTCCGCATAGCCCGTGATTTTGCTGGTGTCGATCTTTGCCATAATGATTACCTCCTGCGTTTAACAAGGCTGTTCACTCAGCGCTATTTTCCGTTTTTACGGGTTGTCTCCCGTTTGCGATTAAGGTCTTCCCTGACCATTCAACGCCTTACGGCGGTCAAATTATTGTCTTCGCCTTTCTCATATCTCCGAAAAGACTGAGCTTTCACGGACTGTCCGAAAACTCCGAGGGCATTGGAAGGAAAAATAAAAGGGCTACCAATACCTTTTCGGTATCAGTAGCCCCACGGCTGTCAGTCAAGCCCTTGCCTGACCCACTCAATATTTCTTTTTCCGGCGTATCTCAATAACCACGATGGAGCTGTCCTCCACCTTGACTTCCGCCTGATTGTGGTGCTTTAAGATTTCCTCAATCTTGCTGACCGCTTCCGGGGTCAGTTTCAGCTCCCTTGTTTCCACCATCAGGATTAACCTCCTTCTGTTTGGTTACGAGTTCAGCGGCCTTTTTCTCCTGTTCCTCAGCGTAATCCATACTCATACGGTACGCAAGCTGCGGGTCAGAGAACAAACCACAATGGGTAAAGGCCAGAACCGGGGCGATCTTCGGATTGGCAAGCATGGCAGTCAGCACATTTGCCTTTTCCGTGATATTCTCGTAATTTCTGCGGGTAAAGCGGATTTCCAGACCGCTGAGTTTCAGTGTCAGGTCGCTCAGGTCACGGCAGATACGCAGAACCAACTTCAAGAAATCCTTCTCAGACTGCTTGAACATCAGCTCGGAGTCCTTGGCTCTGGCTTCCGCCGCCGACCAACCATCACGCATGATGACCGCAGAGCCGGTATCGCTGGTGGAAGAACCACCGTTGCGGTTCGGCATACCACAGATCGTCAGGACGGTGTTATACATACTGTCCACGAGGGTCTGTGTCTGTGTCTGGTTCATTTCTGAGGTCAGATACTCGATCTCGGCCTTGAACTGCGGGTCAATGTCCTTGTACTTGATAGCACCCTCGTCACGAAGCTGGCGGAAATCCTCAGTGTTAATATCAACATTGTGAAACAGCATGAGCGCCTGTACGAACTGCTCCACACCGTCAAGGCGGTTGCTCTCCACGGTGTTAATAGCGTCCAGCAGGGGGAGAACGATCTCAAAAGCACCCAGCCGAGCCTTATTTGCCGGGTACTCGATGATAGGAATACCCAAAATCTGAGGTTCGCTCCGAATGATCGCCCAAGTATTCTCCACTTCGTAGTAGTGGTCACGGGTGTAGCAACTGAAAATCAGGTTTCCGTTCTCGTCCTTCACATACTTTACGCCCATCATGGCAGGGTTGCCGAGAGCGGTGGAGTAGACCACAAAGGCAAAGCGGGGGTCAAGAGTGAAAATCTCGAAAGGAGCTTCGTCTTCCTCTACATCGGCTTCCCCATCAGGAAGCACCATACGATAGGAAGTACCACCAATGTGCGACCAGTCCGCCAGTTCCTTGTCCTTGGCAGGCTTATCCTCACTGAGAACATAATCGTTCAAGCGGCTGACCTCAGCGGAAATGCTCTCGTCATCGCTTCGGCTCACATACTGAACGGGTTCGCCCATCAGATAGCCGACCTTGAAGGACACGATCTCATTGGCTCGGTTTTCAACGACCTTGTTGCAGATTTCAGGACGTACTTCCTTTTCCCGGTAAAGCACGGGCTGATCTCCACGATAGTACCGATAGAGATAGTCAATGTCGGCGCTGTTTTGCAGATGGACGAACAAAGCCTTTTGCAGAACATCAATGATGTTCCCGGCATTGATTTCGGCAACATCGGTATAGATCACACGGCGACCAAACAACGCTCTCGCACCCACTTACAGCACCTCCTTTCCACCCTATCGTTATCTGCTCATTCGTATACCGTTTTGTTGGTTTCTGCTGGTTTCTAACTATAAGTATACCTTTGTGTCCAATGGTTGTCAATAGTTAATCTTTAAGCATACCATTCGCCACAGTATTTGTCAAAACCAATCTTTCAGTAGGGACGCTTGAAGACCTCCACCTTACCCCCGGACAGCATACGGATTTCGTTCTCCAATAAGGAGAGGGAGTCAGGAGCGTCATCGTGTGGAACCTTGCCGGAGCGGGTGTAGGTGGTCACTTCCTTCATGAAGTTCCAATAGTGACTGCCCCGCTTGTAGGTGGAGGGGTGCTTGAAGTAGAAGTTCTTCTTGATGTTGTCGGAAGCGAACTCGATACGGGTCTGCTTGTTGGAGATCGTGCGCTTCGTGCGGATACCCACGGAGTACCCTCGATCTCGAATAATCTGGTCAACATCTCTGGCATAATACTGACCGGCGTTGTTGGACTCAAAGACAGCGGAAGCAACCTTGTTCTCGATCAGGCACTTGGCACATTCCGGCTTCGTCACCTCAGCGGGAGAGTCATCAAAGACCACATCAACGATATACACAGCATTGCCGTATATCATCGCCACCGGCATGGAAGTAGAGTCCGAGCCGCTTTCTGCCGTATCGCCAACGGCGATAATGGTATCCGGGTCACGGTCTTTCGGCAGCTCGAAGAAGTAGTTCAGCTCGTCCTTGTTGAACAGTAGACCCTTCGCTTCAAAGGGCTGTTGCTGGAACTCGCTCTCAAACTGCTCTGCGCTCAGAAGTTCCCGTTGCTCCCGGAAGTAGGCGGTGGTAAAGACCTTCTTGCCCTCCCGTTCGTATTCATAATTGCTCTCGTCCGTCACAAGATCGAGGGCGGGTATCTCAATCGCTCTCCAAGCCCAGCCCTCCCGCTGTGCGTGTTCCTGCACACGACCGATGGGGTCATACAGGGAATAGCGAGTGCCGGTAAAGACCATCGGCGTACCTTCAATGGCACGACCCATAATATCGCCGGAGATCACTTCCCACTTATCATCAAGCCGCTGGCGGTTTTTGGCTTCCTCACGACCTTCCACACAGTCATCAAGGTAGAGAACATTGGTGGCTTCTGACAAGCCCACCTGTCGAGCGTCAATGGAACGACACATGATGGTGGGGAAACGGGACTTGCTTTTCAGGTTCACCGTCTTCGTGTCGGCGTTGGTCTGTACCAGCCGTGCGTCCGGGAATACATCGTAGAACAGATACTCGTTGGGGACTGTCAGATATTCCAGACAACCATTGTAGAAACTCTTTACAAGGTCATCGCCTGTCCCTTCCATCAGGGTCGAGCGGTCAGGAAACTTGCCAGAGAGCATATTCACAAAATTGATGCCTGTTTGTGACTTACCCGCTCGTTTCGGCATGGAGATCGTCAAAAGGCGCAGTTTCCCGTCCAGAACATCTTGAAACCCTTGCACCATCGGCCTGAGATAGTGCTTGCGGGGTGCATAAAACCGCTTTTCTGGCTTGCGGTCGAGTTCAATGTAAGTCATGAAGGAGTCAAAATCATGGGGCGCTTCAAAGAGAAGACACCGCCGCCACTGTTCATAGAACTTCGCCCCGCCGCCACGGACTACCTGATCGGCGGAGAGTGCCAGCAGTTCCTTGTTTACCTCATGTGCCGCCGAGAAATCCTCGGTTTCCCACTCCCGGCATAGAGAAAAAAGGTCACTGTACGCCCCGTTATCTCCCGGTCGGCGGTCGATCACGGCTCGGATAGAGCCGGAGAGTTTTTCATAATTCATGTGTATTTCCTTTCCAGATAAAAAGAGGGACTACCTCTTTTGAGATAGCCCCTCGGCTGTCCTTCCGTCTTTACGGAAGTCTTATCTTGATTTTGCCATCAGCTCGGCAAATTCCCTACTGTTTTTCTTGACCGTTCTCTCAATCAACCTTCCGTTGCTGTAAAGCACCCTGAAAAGAACGGTAGCAGAAAAGATGTTTCGGGATTGGCTCGTGGCCTTTTTGATGCCGCTAAAACCTCCTACCACGGCACCGGCGCTGCCAAACATCAGACCGCCAACCGCCGCTCTACCGAGAGATACATTTTTGCCCCGGCTAATTGACTCCTGCCCCATGCCATCATCACAAGGCTCAGCGGCAACCGGAACAGGCTTTCCAACTTGCAAGGGGAAGGTTGGATATTCTTTTCGGAAATCCTCAATGAGATCACTCCATTCTTTATCCGGCAAATCCCAAACGCTTTCTGGTTTATTTCCATTCATCGCCACCAAAGCGCCCGTAAGTGTTGCGTTATCCGAGCTGACCATGATTTCAGTTCTGTCTTCCAGTTTCCTCAGATAAAACACAAACGGGAGAGAACCCTTCCCCATGCGAAACTTTGTCCGAACCTCAATGCTCTCATTCGGACACTCCTGTTTAACAGTACAAGAGTGTTCACAGACTCTTTTGATAAGCTGATAACTTTCGCTGGTAGTCATGGGTAATGAAAACTGATAGTACGCCATTATCAACCAACCTTTCTCGACCGGTCATACCATGTGGAACGACTGATACCAAGCTCCCGGCAGCAGTCCGCTACGGTGATAAGACCGTCTTTTTGTTTTTGAGCGAGTTTTTCAAACTGCTCGTCATCAATCTCGGAAGCGGGTCTGCCGAACCCTCTGCCGGTCTTCACCGACACCCGCTTGCCATCGATAACCGGCATAGCGGCGATGCCCTCAGCCTGCCGCTGTTTGGTCTTCTTGCGCTCCTGCTCGGCAACAGCACCAAGGACTTCAATCAGAATGTTGTTGACCATTTCCAGCACCCATGTCTGGTCTTTGAAGTCAATCAGCGTGGTCGGAATGTCGAGGATACGGACGATCACGCCCTTCTGCTTGAACCATTCCAGTTCTCGCTTCATTTCGTCCTTGTTGCGCCCAAAGCGGTCGAACTCCTTAACGATGACTTCATCACCTTCCTGCACAATGGCTTTCAGAGCATTGTACTGAGGGCGGTCGAAGCTGCTTCCCGTGATCTTGTCGCAGTACACATTCTCGTCAGGAATATCGAACTTCTCACGAGCGACCTTGAGCTGTCGAGCAAGGTTCTGTTCCTTGCTGGACACACGACCAAGGAAGTATTTCATTGAACGCTCACCGCTTCCCACGACATTTTCTCCATGTTGTTAAGGTATCGAATGAAGTCATCGCCAAACTCATGACTTCCTGCAATCGCAAGATAAATGAGAAGTTTCAGGGATACGCTGTCATCTTGCCGATCGGGGTAAATGGTCAGATTTTCGTTTTTGAAGTGAACAATGCAGTTATTGTCCCCACACATTTTCAGGAAGGGATAGCACTCTCCCGCTCCGCCCTTGAACATGAAGATGGGCGGAATGACCACGGTGCTGTCTTTCTTGATGACCTCGCCGTGAGGAACGAGCTTGTATGCGTCATTCAACTTCAAAACCTCCTTCCGGCAGACGGGTATTGGCAGGAACAACGATGACCTTATAATCCATCGCTCTGAGCATGGTGGTCAGCAGGGACACAGGAATGTCCTTGACATTTTTGTTATTCAAGCGTTCCCAAATGGTAGCGTTAGATACATTGAGTCTTTTTGCGAGTTCAGCATTGGAAAGAGACTTGGAAGCCATGATCTCTTTCAGGATTTCTCGACCTCTCATATTTATCACCTCGGCTTTATTATACATATCAAGTGTTTTATTGTCAAGCGTTTTCTTGAAATTGACCTTTTTATTTTTTACGGGTATTTTTCACTTCACCCCGCCCTCGCTGCCGCTGGCATATCCCCCGCCCCCGGCACCCGTTCCCGCCGATCAAATCAGGCCGAAAAAGCGCAAAAATAACCGCCCCGGAGCTATTCCGGGGCGGCGTTTCATTTATTCAATTTCAATATTTCAATCAGGATTTGCACTGGCAGTAGGAGAATTAACAATACAATATACACGCTTCCACCGCCTTTATATTTCCATTCTTGCAAATTCCTTCATCTCTGCGGCGAGGTCTTCCGGGCTATTTGCCCATCTGCTGACCCATTCCGGGAAATGGTGAGAAAGATAGCTTTTGAGGTTGTCAAGGTTGTCCGGCTTGGTGGCTATGAGCTTTATAGCCTCTACAAAATCCGCCGCCGCTTTCGCTACTCTCTCAGGCGTATAAAGCACCTTGCAGGACTTTCCACCGGGGCAAATAAACTCTCGATCTTTTCCGGCGTGTTCGCAATGGCTCACGCAATTCTTGCAATTATCATACTTAACCATGATATAACCCCCTTAAAACAAAATAAACAGATTAGAGCAACGCCCAATAATAGCGTATAACTGCCCGGCTTCGGTATCTTCGACTAATCCGCCATTGATACCATAAACACCCGTAGAATAGCCCACTTTTTCGAGCCTGCGCAGCGTGTAAATATACTCGCTCGGCTTATTGGTGTAATCTTCCGCCACTCCGAGCCGCACAAGCTCCCGCAGCTCTTTTAATTTGTACTTTCTCATGCTTTCCGCTCTCCCTTCTGTAATTCTCTGTAAATCAGGCTTGTTAAAAGCTGTTCGGCCTGCTGTTCGGTGTACCGGGTTTTTTCCTGCTCTGTTTCTTCGAGGATTGCGCCGAGGTCATCAACCGCCGAACGATTGTAAAAATACAAGGTATCGAGGACAGACGGCAGACCGGCGCACCAGTCAGCAAAAGCGGCGGATTCACTTCCGTGATAATAGCGGACATCTTGCAGACACCAGTATTTTTCACTTCTGAAAGTATCGAGGATAAAAGCGGCGATCTTGGGGAACTCCTGCGGCGGGTTGTCCGTGTACCCTTCCGGCGTGAAATTATCCATGATATACGCCCGGATATTTTCGACGGCTTTCTTGCTATTTGTTCTTAACATTGTCAAAACTCCCTTCATCAATCGGCATCAAGTGTTTTATTGATGATTAGAGTATATCAAGTGTTTTATTGATTGTCAAGTGTTTTATTGATATTTTATCAAGTTTTTTATTGACGCTTGCAACCGTCTGAAAAACTACACTTTTTCACACTATACATTATAAAGGCCAAAAACGCCGCCCCGATCAGGCCGGAACCCCGGCAGCGCCCGCCCCGGGGAACCCGCCGCCGATCAGCCGGGAAAAGGAAAAGCCGCCGACCCCGTGGGGAGATCGGCAGCTCTGTCAAAGTCGCAGACCCTCGCCGGAAAGTCGCAAAGTCGTTCGGGCGAAAGTCGTGAAAGTCGCAAAGTCGTTCGGCATAGTCGTAAGCCATAGTCGCAAAAGTCGTGAAAGTCGCTCAGTCCTCCGGGTCATAGTCGCTGGACGCACCCACCACATCTTCGAGGTACTTCTTCTCCAAGTCCTCGGCGGGAACCTGATCTCCGAGCTGCTGGTTGGGTGTCAACACGACCTCCTGCTTGTCCGCATAGCCGAAATGGTTCTTCATCAGGAAGATTGCTGTGACGGGATTGACCTTTCCGTTCTGTGCGTAATCTTCCATTTGTGCGTTCAAAAATTGATACGCTTTTTTTATAAGGTCACGGCTTGCGGGGGGTAAATAGTCGCTGTCGATACCATTAGCCCATGCCCATAATGTTTTCCTGTGTACTCCGAAAGCCAATGCCATTCCTGCAACGCTTGGCTTCATATCGTCCTCAGCACAGATTTCAAGATACTGACCAATGCGTTCCTTAACCTGTGCAGGCTCCTTCATGTCGGGTGTCTCCCAATCCCACATTCTCAGCGAGTGGGTAATATATTTCCGATTTTCACCCGGCTCCATGTGAACGCTCAGAGCGTCAGTTCTGTCAGGCCGCTTATTGCCGCCAGTACCCTTCGGTCTGCCCCGACCACGCTTTTCTACAATTTCATCTGCCATAGTCGTATTCTCCTTTCAAAGTCACCAAGGTGATAAAGGTGAGTAATCGGGTGCATTTCCCTATAACTATTTCTATATACGCGCGTATAAGAGAGAGTTATAGGCATTTATGCCCGATTACTCACCTAACTCACCTAAAATACGAAAAACAATTTTTCAAAACACGCCAATTTGAAAAAAGTCTTTGCAAAAACACTCACCTTTATCACCTTTATCACCTTTGTCACCTAACTACCAGTCGGCATTGATGACCACTTTGTTTCCGTGGGCGAGTGCTTCCGCCACAACACTCTCCACACCGTCCCAGTTGTAGACCTCTTTCTTCACGGCGTAATCGACAAGCTGCTTTGCCTGCTCGTTGTCAAGAACCATGTCCTTACCATACCAGTCGTTTTCCTTAGTTCGCTTCTCGTAAGGAACATAATAGCCAAGCCTTTCCAGAAAGTCGTACCAGAGCCGACCACCGCTGTCGGTGCTGGCAACATCTACCGTTGTAATGACCTTGCCACAATGAGGGCAGCGGATATCTTTGCGTTCCATGACCGAAATATCAAGACCCATTTTCCAACACCTCCTGAGCTATTTTCACCAGCTCGACCAAATCATAGAACCGCCGAGGGTCTAACCCGGTCTGCTGCTTCACCTTGTTCAAGTGATGGAGAACGGTATTTCTGTGTGCGAAAATAGCACGGGCAACATCGGTGACATTCATATTGTGATTTGCCATCGCTATGACAATGTGAGCGTCTTCCTTATTCATGGTCGATTTCCTTTCGCAGCTCGTCATAGAGTTCCGAAAAGCGGCGGTTCCAGTGGCGCAGTCGCCAGAGGAATAGACAGCCCACAACAATCCATTCAACGGCGGCAATAGTTGTCAGAATGTCACTCATGCTCTATGCTCCTTTCTCGCAAAGCGGTTGAGCAACACGCTCACGGTGAGCTGACCAATCCTGTTCACATAGAGGCAGTTGAAGCGGTCAGGGTGAGGAACACTGTTGCCGAGGTCGATGACCAGATCACGGGTGTTGTAGGAAATGTCCTTCGTGATAGTCGGCGTGGCGTAGATCACCACATCACGGTTCATCGTGGCCTGCAAGAGACTCTTGGTTTTGGAGTGCGCCACCGTCACAGTTGCGTTACCGAGGGTGAGGTACTTTGCCAAGTTCTGAACGGCGTGACCCCGGCCTACAATGGTAATGTCCTTAGCGTGAACCAAGTCCAATGCCAGCAGGAGCGCCAAAGTTGCCTGAGACACCGATGACATTCCCTGTGAGTAGGAGTGGTCAATGTCAACCTCGGCGGTGAGTTTAATGTCAGACGGGACGGTTTCTCTGTCTACCACAACGGCCTTGTACGGAGGGCAAGGGTACTGAGTGAGATCACAGTCAATACCTAACAGGTCAGCCTTGCGCTTGACCGCTTTCAGAAATACGCTCTCGTAGGAACCCAGCAACAGCAGTTTGCCGGTAGGGTGAAAGCGGGTGGTTTCCTCGTCCAAGGTGGCAGAAAGCGTTTTGATTTGCTCCATTACATCATTCATAGTGCTTCTCCTTTCTTTCAAAGTCATGGAGGGAAATCATCTTTTCACGGGTGAGTTTGTCAACCACTCGACCGATCTCGGAGTAGCCGCAGACCGCCGCCAGCCGTTCAAGGTTTCCCTTGGTCTGCGCCGTGACTACGATGGAAATACGGCGGAGGTTCTTTTTCTCAGTTTTCATCGCTTTCCTCCTTGTTGCCGTGAATGGAAGCAGAGATGAATGACTGCAACAGCACAAAGGCTTCTTCTTTGGTCGCACCAGCATTGAGTAAAGCCCTGTAAAAATTCAGAGACATTTCAGCCAAAGCACCAACGGCGTTCAGCAATTCTCTCACAGCGTCATTATTCATCGTCCTGTTCCTCCGTGAACACGGTTCCCTCGAACCCTTCCGCTCGACCGAGAAGTCTCCACAGTCCCTCGTCCTGTTCACCACAGCAGGGACAGGATTTTGCGGCGATTTTTCCGAGCTTCTGAGGAAAGTCCTCGTCTTCCTCGACATACAGAAGGTGTTCACATTTACGGCACATGAAGACGGTAAACATCGGGGGTAGTGGGATAGGCCGCTTTCGTCCACAACGATGACAGACCCACTCGTGCTTCCAGTCTTCACGAGTCATTTCATTGCCACATACACACTTTTTACTCATGTTTATCCTCCATTCGGTCGCAATCGTCAGAGATTGCACAGTCTTCACAACCCTTATAATAGAAGCAGTCCCGGCAACAGGAAATGACAGGCATACACCGCTCAGCGTATTCTTCACAGTTGGCAACAGGGCAAGTGCCATCAACGCAGGCAACGCCCACATAATCGGGGCAGTATTCAGGTTTCATCATTGCTGTCCCCTTCCGTCAAAGCTCTTGCGAGATCGTCAATCATCTGGTGCATGACTCTATCGCCAACATCATCTTCGTTCTGACACCAGAAGGAGAATTTCAGGTGTAGCAGCTCATGAACCAGCGTCTTTTCAAAATTGAACGGCACAATGCGGTCGCCGTAACAGGCAGGATTGATGATCTCAATACGAGCGGTCTTAATTGCTTCTGACCACTCGGTACAGCCTGCGGCATTACGCACCATCATTTCTTCCGGGTGAAGGTGGGTCAACAGCTTTATCCGCCACTCCTGCAAGCAGAGTTTTCGCTTCCACTTTTCCAGCAGGGCGAGTTCTTCATTGGTGGCAATCATACTGTCACCTCCTGTTCACGAGGGAGTTTTACGATGTTACCATCTTTCAGATCGTCAGTGCTGAGTTGATAGGACACCAACTGCATACCGTGAGCCGTGACCTCTACACCATTGAAGAACCCCGCAATAATGCCATCGGGAATATCAAGAGTAATTTTCATCACGGACGCTCCTTTACAATGCGGATTTTTCTCAGGCGTTTGCCGCACCGCTTACAGATTTCATAATTGCTCTGCCAGCGGTGAGAACCATTACGGCACCTGACCTGAATATGAACATACGGGTCTGCTGTGTGGATACCGAAGCGGCATAGGATAGAATTGCATGAACGGTTCATTAGGACGCTCCTTTCAGTCTGAGGTTCTTGTAGACGGGGTAGCCCTGATACACAACCTTGCCGCCGTGCCACTCAGGGTGCGTTTCCATGTCGGCGTTGAACCGCTTGGCAGAACAGGCAAAGTACCCGTTGGACTTGCACCAAATCTTGTAAGCGTCAAACAGAGACTTCGAGCGGGTGTTGACCCCCTCAGCCTGTTCACAGCGTTCTTCGAGGAACTGCAAGCACAGATCGTTGTCACGCTCGTACTGGTTGACTACCTTCCGCATGGCGGGGGACATTTTCAGACCGAACCGCTTGTACTTGAAGTATCCGGCGACCAGCCAAGCGAAAATGCCCTGCATAGCTTCCTGTGTCTGGAACTCATTTTTCAGGTTCTTGTCCTGCTCCGCTTCGGTGAAGTGGCGGTTAAACTCAATGACCCGTACACGGTCGGAAGCGAACAGGGACTTATCGCTGACGGTGGGAAGATCGTTACAGGAAAGCCAAAGGGTGAACTGCGGCAGGAAGGTCGTGGCAGTCTCATAGAGGTTCCGAGCCTTGATTTCCTCGCCGCCTGTGAGCTGCTTGATCGTTTCTTCGTCCAGCTTGCCATACTGGTTGCTCTCTGCCATCGTGACGAACCGCTTGCCTTTCAGGGAAGCCAGCATGGGGTTCGCTGCTTCGGCGTTCTTCGACCGCTCTGCCTTGCAGATGATCGACACGGGAGACACGGAAGCATAATCACCGAGAAGGTGGTGAATTGCCGAGAGCATGGTGGACTTGCCGTTGCGGGTGGTCTTGCCATGGAGAATGAACATACATTCTTCGTTCGCCATACCCAGCATGGAGTAGCCCAGCGCCTTTTGCAGATAGTCAGCCTTGTCTTCGTCATTACAAGTAACTTCTGCAACGAACTTTTCCCAGCGGCGACACCGTGCGTCCTGCAAGGTATAGTTGAAATTGGTCTGCATGGTTAGGAAGTCGTGCCAGTCATGCTCCCGGAACTCCATCTTTTCGAGGTCAAATGTGCCGTTCTTGCAGTTGATAAGGTAGGGGTTTGCGTCAAACTCCGCCGAAGCGATGGGAAGAACGCTGGCAGCGTCCTTCATCAACCGGTCACGGAAGCGCCGGTCGCCCATCTTCACGATGAACTTCATGTACTCGCTACGGCGTTCCTCATTGGCAATCTCACCGCAGTAGAGAGCCATCAGGCGGCAGAACTCTTTGATCTTTTCCGCTACCAGCAGAGAACCCGTGTCCTTGCGCCATGCGCCCTCGGAGTAGGTGAACCAGCTTTTCGCTTCGGGGCAGTAGCGGGTATCGTTCTTGTAGCACTCGGAGAACAACTCCGCCATGCCGGACTCGTCCCACGAATACCCCGTGCCGCTGATCGGGTGGCTATGCTCAGGCTGTGCTTCCTTAATCTGAAACATCACACGGGATTGAGCTTCGTCCATGATGTAACGACCATTGGAGAGCTGAAAAAGCTCCTGATCTTCTTCGGGGGCAGTCATGATTTCATCAGCCATTTTCAGCACTCTCCTTTGCGAACTTTTTCAGGGGTTGAAGGTCGGCTCTGACCTTCTTGATGTACTTCTCTACGATAGACTCAACCTCGTAGTGGGTAACAGGGTTGACCACAGAGCGGTCAAAGGCTCGTGCAATCTCGTTGATTTCCCGTATGCGGTCAACCTCGTTGCGGTAGCTGACAGCGAATTGCTGACCGTTTCTCATGGCGACCGTGAGAACAAAGGGGTATTCCGACCGCTGACCCTTGCTGGTCGTAACGGTAACAATGTCTGCGACATTGAGAAGGGTTCCGTTGAAATTGTAAAGCATGGGTTCACTTCCTTTTCTTCATCGCTCTCGCCAACACCACGGCGGCGCAGTCCTGAGAGTCTTCGTCCCACCATGCACACCGCTGTTTCTGGCAGGGGCAGAGGGGAATGTCTTCGGGGCAGCTCATAGACAACGGGCAAATTTTCTTCTCATTCTCCATCGTCTACACCCCCCCCATAAAAGAAAGCGTTCTTCAAAGCGGTGTCCACATGGCGCATGATCTCAGGCGGCAGGGTGCAAATGTACTTCCAGTCTTCGGTCACATCAATGACTCGAACCTGTTCACACTCGACCATGCTCGGCTGTAAACTACCCCAAGTGATCGCAACATGGGTCGGCATTTCCAGCCGCTTGAACTTAGTGGTCATGGGAACGACAATGCTGGTGGGCGAAAACTGGTTGCCGACATTGTTCTGCACGACCACCCACGGACGCTTACCGGCCTGAACATGACCGCTGGCAGGCAGAGGAACATCAATGACAACAACATCGCCACGCTGATAAGGTTTCATAGTTACCTCCTGTATCTGGTCACGCTGTTGACAATCAACTCGACCTCGGATTGAGGGAGCGGTGGCTTGCAAGCCTGTTGATTGGCATACAGCAGTTCTTTGTAAATCTCTGCTTTGGTGTATCCTTGGTTGTGAAGCTGACCCGCCAGAGAAGTCAGGCTGAGGTTCCGGCTTCCCGGTGTGATAGGCGGGTATTCAGGCTTCAAATACAGCTTGCCATTTTCGGGGCGGCGGTGGATGGGGGAATAGATACGCTGAGGGGCGACCGTACCTGAGCTACTTTCCTTCGGCGTGTCGGGAAAATACTTCTCGATCACATAGTCAATCGCTGACTGGTTTTCAACGATCTCGGAAAAGATCAAAACCTCTCCGGTCATGATGAAGTACCGATTGCTCTTGTAAATCTCCACGGCGGCACGGTTGTTCTTACCCTTGAAGGGCAGCTCTCCACGAACGAGAATGTGAACCCCTCTCCCGCTCCGGGACTTTTCCGTGTAGGAGCGACAATGACCAATAATATCAGCCGCCAGCGGGTTTAGAAGCCCATCAGTAAAGCCATCGTCAATGTCGATACCTACAACCCCTGTATCGTGAAACACATAGCCAAGACCGTCATAGTAGCCGTGCTGGACATTGTGTTCAGCGTCAATGTAATTTGACCATGTATCTGGGTTAGATGAAGAAGCCGCCTTTCTCACGGTGGCCTGCATGGGAACCTTTGACCCGTCCCATACATTGACCCATGCCTTTTCCTCTCGGAGTTCAGCGGGTATATTCAAATAGCTCATAGGCTTACCTCAGCTTTCATACGGACTCGGTAAAGACCAGTCCCATCTATCGCCGCCACGGTAGGCGTTGCGGAAGTGGTTTCTCTTGCCATCGCCGGAGAACCACAGGTAATCCGCAGGAAGGACACGACCGACCTCAACCTGACCTTCTCTCTCTGCATACCAGCGGGTCAACACATCTATACAGAGAGTAATCAAATCGTCATCAATCGGATTTTTCTCTTTGTACCCTACGAATTGTTTAGGTGTAGTCACGACCGTTATAATATCGCCGTAACCATGATCGACACGGTTGAGCGCACACCACACACAAGCGGCTTTCTCAGCGTTAGAGCTGACCCCTCTGGCTTCTCCCCATAGCATTTTCGCCAGTACAATTACTTCCTCGTCTGTCCACGGCTGAGGTGTCACCTCCGGTTCTGGCTCCGGGGTGACTACCTCTACCACCTCGACAACGGGAGAAGGTTCTTCAACCTCAACCGTAGGTAATTTCAGACAGAGGACTGCAACAATGGTGACGAACCACAGGAAGATTGAAAATCTCAGCCCTCGCAAGGGGTCTTAGACTTGCTGGACTTGGGCTTTGTCGAGGTTCCAGCAAAATAGAATTTGTCATCTACGCAGATGGGGAAATCAGGAAAGAGCTTACTGACGGTCTGCGTTCCACGGGAGCAAATCTGCTCTGCCGCCGTCAACGACATTTCATCTTTCACGAAGTCCTTCCCAGCAGCCATGACATACGGCACTTTGCCGTCAATGCTTTTCAATTTCATTGGGTTCTCTCCTTTCACGGTTCCATGCTTCTACATCAACGCCGATACGCTTCAACATCTCCTTGCAGAGCCATGTGTAATCGTCCGGCATTTGATAATACTGGATAAGGCGGTCATGCTCGGCAGAGAAAGCGTCATAGAACTTCCGCAGGCGCTTCTTGCCAAAGCCAAGATGGACTCTCAGGGTGTAAAGCACCATAGCGTCAATGTCATCGGTGTACCGCCTGTCGGCTTCCACGATCTGACGATTGATTTCCATGTCCATCGCTTTCTTTTCGGCGGCGCTCAGAACCGCACCGAATACTTTGCCGCCAGCTTTCTTGACCCTCATACCTCAATGTCCTCGAAGAAGACGGGGTAGGTCTGTTTCAGCAGGGTCAGGAGCATATTGGCAACGACCCGCATATCAGGGTGAGCCGCTACGGGGCAGCGCATACGGCAGAAGTGCCGCCACTCTCTGAGGTCAGCAGTCATGACCACCTCGGTCTTCAAGCTGTTCGGAAGGACAGACCGGGCTTCCTGCGGGGTACAACCCTCATTCAGCAGATCGAAGTAGGCAACCTCAGCGTGTTCGCACGACCGCTTCCAGATACGATAGGGGGAGTCGGTGTCGGCAAAAGTGGACGGACGAATGACGGTAATCTCACCGCCGAAGCCCTCCTTGCCATAATTGCAGTATCGAGTGGACTCCTGACAGAACGCCGCCAGACGGTGACGGACGATCTCGTGGCTCACGCCCCGGTCGCAGATAAAGCGGACAGTGAGAGAGCCATGCTCGATAACAGCTTCGTGACCCCGCTTGATAATGCCCCGGACGAACTTCTCTGCGCTTCCGTCCGTGATCTTGTCCTCGGACTTATAGCAAGTGCGCCCTGCGGCTTGGATGGTGGTCAGAAGGGTCTTATAGTCGGGAGCGTTGATAAGCTCCACAGAAGGTTCAATGATTTTCACTTTCAGACTCCCTTTCATACCAAGGTTTGAAATTGACAATCTGCTCGTAGAGCTTGTCGGCTCTACCATTGAAACAAATTGTGCGGTCATCAACATGAACGATGGAAGGAACTTTTCTCGCTTGAATTTGTACCGTTGGAAACCCGTAGTGTTTCAGCCATTCAGCAATCGCTATCTGTCCCTCAAAAGACTCCGCACGAGAAGAACAAATGACCACACATAAACCCTCGCTTATGAGTTGTTCAATGACCTCTTTAATTCCTTCTACGGGAGGATCGGGGATAACAGCAGCACCCTTCCACCCACTTCGGTAGGAATGAATTACGCCATCGAAATCGAAAGAAACCGTTGGGATATACATACTTCACACCCCCGCAACATGGCTTGCCAACATATCGGCTTGGTGCGTCCACAGTACATTCGGGTACTGACTGACTGCTCTGGTGTAATCGTTCCACTCAGACTTGTCGGTGAAAGCGCCCATGTGGTAGCGGATACACATGATTTCTTCCTCGGTCAGTGTGTAGAACTGAGAGAGAAGCATGACGGACTTATCGCCGTGGCCTTTCAGAAGGGTGTCGGGGTTGTACTCCCACGCCTGTTCGTCATAGATTGATGTGCGCCCACCATTAAATTCTTCAATGTGGCCTGTTACCGGGTGGCGGTACTGGTCGATCTTGCACAGGTCATGGAACATACCCACGATGAAGGGAGAACGAGCCTTGCGCCAGATCAGGTGATTATCCTGAGTCAGCGTCAGGAGGAACTTCGTGACCATATAGGAGTGTTCCAGAAGACCGCCCTCGTAATTGCCGTGGTACTTGGTGGAAGCAGGGGCGGTAAAGAAGCCGTAAGCCGTCAGGTACTCCATCATGTCATCGGAAACAACAGAGGTTCCGTCAGGCAGCTTCATGAAATTCAGAAAATCGGTCACTTCGGACTTGGAGAAGCAGTCAGACATTTTCGTACTCCTTTCTGTGAATACTTTTTTCGCTGTCGAACCCGTCAGGATAACGAGCCAGCAGCTTATCGACATTGTGCTGTGCCACATATTCAAGGGTCACACCCAAGCCGGTCGCCAACTGTGCGACATACCAGAGAACATCGCCCAGCTCGTCAACCATCTTCATCGGGTCGAAAGCATGACCCTGAAACTCGGTCTTTTTCAGAATGTCAATGCACTCTCCGGCTTCGCCGTTCAAACCGTAACAGCCGTTGCGAACCTTATCCCATGAAGTCAGGTCGCCGGAAGTACGCTCGGCGGCTTTCTGATAATCATTCAGTGTCATCGTCAGCGACCTCCATTTCCACCACCGTCATAATGGCGTAGTTAGCGAGGTCAATCAGGGTGTCACGGATAGACTCGTCATTGACCTTCTGTTCACCGCCACGGGAGAGAGTTTTGAAGCGGCTGAACTTATCACCCAACCGAATACGAGCCATCGCCATTCCTTCTTCAACGAAGGTCTGGTGAAAGCTGTCACCGTAGTCATGGTTCTTACGCTCATAGAGATTGTTGATCTCCTTGCAGATTTCAGCGTGGCGCTGAACCTTGGAGAGCGAACAAATATAGGCTTCTGCCATTGTAGCTTATCCTCACTTTCAACATAGTTTTCAACATACCATTGGCGAGGGAGAGCCTTTCAAATTAGCCCTCCCTCGCACCCGGTATCAGCCAAGGAGAGCTGCCAAATCCATCGGTGTCTTAGGAGCGGCCTGAGAAGCCGCAGAAGCGGTTTTAACAGCAGAGGTAGTAACCGTATTGCCAGCGCCGCCCCAGCCCTCAGAGGGGCACTTATCGGCCAGACGGACGAAGGTAATGCTCTGTCCGGGCTTCTTCTTGTTCTCCTGAACATCATGTTCCACATCGCACTCGATGAAGTGACCAATCAGGTCGGTGTGGTCGATCTCGGTCAGATCGAAGTTGCCGAGCGCAGTCTTGGCGAAGTAGCTGAAAGCGTTGTAGGCACCCTCGTTGGGAGAGCCATCGGATTTCAGCAGGGAGAAGCGTTCGATGTGCTTGGAGCCGTTCTGCGTCTGCATATAGATTTCCAGCTTGCCGAAGTCTTCCTTGTACTTCACATCGGTAATCTGAAAGACATGAGTACCTTCGGGAATGAGGGTAAAACCCTCGGTAAGTCCGATTTTAGCCATTGTTTTTGTCCTCCTTCATGGTGTAGAAATTGAGCTGTTCTGTGTACTCGCAGGGGAAGATGATACCAACCAACTGGTCTTCATCATCGGGGTACTTGGCGTACTGCTTGACCAGCAGGGCTTTCGGTACGCTCTTGTCGCTGTCCAGATCGTAAGCATACAGGATTTCGCAGAAGTCAGACTTCTCGATCAGCGACCAGTCATCGTTAGTGACGGGGAGGGTCATGGTGCTGTCCTGCGTGGCGAAGATACGGACACAATCCTTGATTGCACCGTCCGGCTCAGGCATTACCGCCTTGACCAGCGTGGCGTACTCGGTGCAACCAACCTGAGAAATCAGGCGACCAATCCCGTCAGGCATTTTCTCGTTGCTGTATCCGGTCACGCTGCGGATACCATCGGGAATGAGCATAAGTACGGACGGGGAAGCAAGCCATCGTTCGTCCATGTACTCGTAGATAGCGCCGCCATCAGGGGCGAGGGACTTCACGAACTTGGAAAATTTCATAATTAAACCTCCGTTACTTTGTCATAGAATACGAAGATGGTGGACTGGTCGGAGTGAATATCACGAGCTGCTGTGAACAAAACTCCAACAAAATCGTCATCGGCATACTGGTCGAGAAGTTTGAGCAAATCATCTTTGCTCAATCTCTGCATACTCTGTGCCACTTCACGCACCTTCTTTCAAGGCTTTCGGGGAAATACGGTAGCTGTCCTCGGTGGTCGTGTACTTCGCCAGAATACCGTCCGCTTTCATAGCGTCCTTGTCGATCTTCGTGGTGGAAGTACGGCTGACTTCCCAATTATAGGCAGAGCCAGCGATAGACACCTTCTTGTCACCGTCACGGAACTGAGCGATTGCGGCTTTCTTAATCATGTCAGTCACAACCTTGTACCGCTTTTCCATGTCCGGGATACCTTCATGAGCCAAAATCCGTTCCATGGTGTCTTTCAGGTCTTCGGCTTCCTTGACCAGCGCCGCCATGTCGGTTTCGGGGGACAGGTTGTTGGTGCGGAGGGCTTTCAGGATTTCAGCGTCCTTGCGCTCGTCAAAGGCGGGAGAAATGCCACTCTCAACGAAGTCCTTCCACCATTTCAGGGCAGGCTTCACATACTTCTTCTCGAAGTCGGGATACCGCTCGGACACCTTGAAGGGACGGGTGATGGTGTTCTCACCGCTGCACACGAACTTCTCAGGGTCATCGTAGTCCTTGGGTTCGAGGAAGGAAGCGACCATGATAACATCGTCCACACCGAGAAGGTAGGCGTACAACGCCGCCTGCAAAGCGTAATACTCAGGAATATCGTCCTTCCAGTCCTCGACACGCTTGGAGGTCTTCATTTCAAGGACGGTGGTGGGCTTACCATCTTTGCCGTAGAGCAAGTAGTCCCACATACCACCGAGAATGGGGCTTTCCTTGAAGAAGTCGCCGTAGGTCTTATTGAAGTAGTCCTTACCCCACAGATCGGTCGGCGTGACCAGATTGCTCATGAAGTAGGTCTGCTTCATGTACTCGGCCTGCTTAGGTTCGATGGTCTTACCAGCGATGGTGTAGGTGGTGTCCTCGAACGGCTTCTGATAGGTACGGGTCACTTCACACCAAATCTCGAACGGCGTAGACCACGGGTTCAGACCGAGGATAGTAGCAAAGCGAGTGCCGGTCAGCTTCTTCGGACGCTTGGGAGGGATAATCTGGATTTTGTTGCCGTCAAGCCATTCCATTTTTGTTTACCTCCTTATAATTCACAAATTCGTCAGCGGCACATTCCCGAACGGCAGTATCAGGGTTGTTACCGTAGAGCTTACAGCAATCCGCTTCCAAGTCTGCATTGACGCACTTACGGCAATCAATTTCAATCATGCCTTAGCCCTCCTTCGCCGTTTTCATTTCGTAGCCAGCCAGCATATTGTTTACGCCCTCGATCAGAGCGTCACACTTGTCGGCTTCGATCTTGGAGAAACCTTCGGTCTTCATGGCGATGGTCTGCACGAACTGTTCCTGCTCTGCGTCAATATCCATGAGCTTTTTCAGCAGGCTTTTCAGCGTACCGACCTGTTCCTCGGTAGCCGCACCAGCAGGAGCGCCGGTCAGTTCCTTCTTGATCTCCTGACGCTGTTCAGTGGTCACAGGGGGCTTCTTTGTGACGGCGGGAGCGGGGGTGGGGGTTGTGTCAAACTCACCGCTGTCGATACTGTCATGCTCCACAATGTCCAAAACGAGCTGCCACAGGTAGCGGCGAATGTAGGTGATGGAGCTGCCGGTCGCCTGCATTTCGTTTGTGACCTGATTACCAGCGTTGGACACGATGGGGGCGATGGGGGTATATGGTGCCACGAAGTCAATGTGGTCTTCGGGGTCGCTGACATTGTAGACACGAGCGGTCGCCTTGTCGCCGTACATGGACGGAACCATCATCAGACCGATTTCAAGGAAAATCTGCTCGGCCTTGGGAACAATGTCCGCCAACTCGAAATACTTATATTCGAGCTTCATGTGCTTGCCGCTCTTATCCACGCCAGCTTCGAGGAAGCGCACACGGGCAAGCTGTAACTTCTGGAACACATTCATGGTGGAATAATCCACCGCCGCAGTCTCAGCGGCTTTCTTGGTAGTAGCCATAGTTATACCTCCAACATTTCTAATAATTTTTTCTTGATGGAATTGACTCTGCGGGTATTTCGCTTGGGCGGCTTCTCTCCGAGGAAATCTCGGACATAACGCCGTGCCAGCCGGATATACCAGTCACGGTCAACCACATCAATCGTCAGGTGATTGTCGTTGTCCACGACACATTTTGCGGGGAGTCCGGCAATCTTGACGGGATTGCCAGTGCCAAGGTGGATTTTGTAGAGGGTTCCGCACCGATGGTCTTCCGTGGCATATACCCGGTTGACCTTCTGCACGACCTCCATCTGACCGTCTACCTCATGGAGAGCGTCACCATACTTGCTCCCGGCCTTGGCGACCAACTGGAAGTCCAGCAGGCGGTCGCAGCTCATGATGGTATCTTCGACCGGAACGCCGTAGGCCAGATAATCCTTGACCGCCTTGGCGACCACACAAGCGTTGTTATTGATGTTGAACGCTCCTGCCGGGGCAATCCCACGAACGAGAACGCCACCCTTGATTTTGGGGTCGCCCTCGAAGGGAACCTCGACATAATTGTTCACATCTTTCTGACAGATCATCTTGATAAGGTCTTCCTCCAACTCAAAGCCGGTTCTGTCCTGCCACTCCTGCGTGATCTCCTGATACACGGGAACATCGCAGTCATCAAGGCTGACCATGATACCATCGGTGTTGAGCTGAATGATCTTCAAAGTGGGGCAATCCTGAACAAGATGTTCCGCCATTTCAAGCAACTGCAACTGGCCTGAGATACAGACCGAGCGCCCCATGAGCGGGTCATACAGGTCGTTGTAGCGGTTCAGCATAGCGCCGTAGGTGGTGTTCAGCACCAGCTTCAAAGCGTTCGCCGTAGCCTTATCACCAGCCCTCTTTGCCTTAACACGCCGCTCAATGGTGGCGGCATACACATCGGGGGAGGGAATATTTCGGCTACAATAACCGTTCAAGGTCATCTGGTGCGGGTAGTAGCTTGCAACATCTTTGTTGCGGATAGAGCGGGTTTTCGTGGCTTCCTCTCGGTAACACGGGATAGCCCCGTGAATACCGCCGTAGGCGATGGTGCAAGGACAGCCGCCTACCATCAGATCGAGCTTTTCCTTGAACACCACTTCGTCAGGAATACTCTTGTCCTTCAACCGTTCGAAGAAGTCGAACACTTCCTGCGGAATGTACTGACGAAGCAGCTTCGGCGGATACTGGTATTCCCGCTCGTCATAGTGCGGTTTCTGCTCTGCGTCAAGGTAAGCAGCGGTCAGCTTGGCGTTAGTCATGTAGAGGGCTTTTGCAGGATACAGCCCCTTTTCACGACCCAGCGTGAGCTTACTGGACAGGTAGCCTTGACGAAGATCGTCCAGCCTATCGGTTGCGTCAACATCATGGCGGCAGTAGAACTCGACCTCTCGCTTCTCGTCCTCAGTCAGAGGGCGGTCGATGTTGAACGGAACAGTGGTTTCACGAATGTCCATTCCGAGGTGCGCTTCAATTGCTTTCAGGGACAAACCCATCTGGCAATCGTCCATCAGGTCGTATTGGTCGAAGAAAATCCCGCAGTCACGGAGAGGGGCGTACTCCCAGCCCTCGTGACCACCAACGATGATAAAATCGTTGACTGCCTTGATTTCCTCCGGCGTGAAGCCTGAGAGAACCGCTTTCAGAATAAATTGGTCATAGTGCTTGTTGTTGAACCCCGCCAACAGGGGTTCTTGGGTCATGAACTGTTCGACCGCTTCATTGTCATTCCAGATGACGGTGTACTCCTTCGTGACCTTGTTCTTGAAGACGAAAAGCCAATCGTAGGCAAACACCTCGCAGTCGAAGATGAATGGTTCAAGGTTCAGCGGTATCACCTCCAAAGAGATTATCCAGATACCTTTCGGCAA